AGTTTCTTCTACTTTTAACGTTTCGCCTGGAGTTGCAACTTTAGTAACACCAGCTTCTGTATCTGGTTTTTTACTAGCATCAACATCCGCGGCTTTTGCGTTTATTGCATCTGAAACTTTTTTATTATTTTTTGTAGAGTCTGGATTGCTGTCTGTTGGTTTAACAACTGCCGCACCTAAATCTTGAGCTTCGTTAGAAAGCTTAGAAGGTTCAGCTGCTACAGCATTCTTCTTAGGAGCATCTGTAACAGTAGCTGTTTCAGCTTCAACTATTACTTGCTCTTTAACTTCTACATTATTTTCTGTAGCCATTTGAGAAATCTCCTTTATTTTTTAATTCGAATTAAAAATATCTCTTTTTACAATGATATTTATAATAATTTTATTTTCTATTATAATTTACTTAAAAAATCCTTGAATACACTTGCTTTTTTCTCAGCCAATTCAATTCTTTTAGTCTTAATTAGTTCTTGTTTCCATGCGGCAACGTCTTGTTCCACAAGGACTCCATTGTTCCAAACCCATTCTTTATTCTCCATAATACCTTCTACGAAAGCGTCTGGAGCAGATGGATCTGCTACAATGTCAGCGGCCGTTGCTAAGTAAAAATCTTCTCCTACAAAGTTTTGACCGTTTTTTTGTACTAAGGAACCCATACCTCTTGATGATACACCAAGTTTAGCGCCCTCATCAATAAGACTTTTTACGATCTTACCGTATGGAGTATCCATAATTTTTGCTTCACCGATATAGTTTTTTCCTTCTGGATACAACTTTTTAATCATGTGTGATACTCTTTCTAGATTAACAGTTGGTCCTTCTGGATGACCTAGTTCTCCGAAAGCTCTATTTTTATTGATAAATTCTTTATTATATCTAGTAACTTCTTTTTGAAGTACATTAGTTGGATAAATTCTACCGTTACGATTTTTGATATCGCCTTGTAAGAAAATACCTTTGATTGAATAATTTTTCTTACCTTCTACTTCTTCTATAAGATATGTAGCGTCGTTTATTTCTTCTCTAATTAGTTTCATTTTCCCTCTTTTTACTATTTATAAATTATCTAAATTCTATCACTAATGTGTAGTTATCACCAGCTGCAAAATTTCTTGTACTTAACAATACATTACCTGTTGGCGCTGTTGCATTATTTGATATTTCATTTCCTGAATCTCTAAAATCAAAAAATCCTTGACCAGATAATAACAAAGCAGTTGCGTTTGTTGCACCTGCCCACTTAACTTCTATAGCTGATTTTGGATTTGCAGTGTTAATAGAAAACCAAACTTTAGCAATTTTTCTAGCACCATTTTCAGTCATAAAAGTGGTGTTAGCAGCTGTAATTTTTGTTACATCTGTTTCTCCTGTACCATCTGAATAATTTGTTAACTTAATAACATATTTTATTCCAGAAGTATCTGTTATAACTTGTGATGATACTATATCTGCCATATTAACTTCTTGGTGAACCTACAGCACTACAATAAGCATGATCTACTGTAATAGTATCTGATGGTGCTTTTTCAATTATTGCTGAATCTCCTTTATTTACAAAATACATTGTACCTAAAGTATTACCATCAGAATCTTTTAGAGTTAATAAAGCACCATCTTGTGTTGCGTTTACTCTTACAAAATGTGCTCTACCAAAATTATTATTAGTAGGATCTGTTACGTTAGAACCTTTTATTATTAACGTTGTCATTTATTTTACTCCTAGTTGTTCTTTTATTTCTTTTTCAAAATAACAATATAAATCATGTTGATTTACATTATGTGATTTACAAACTTTTTCTACAGATTTTTCAAATTTTTTTATAAAATTTTTTTGTTCATTGTCTATATTTTTAATAAGATGTTTTACCGTTTCTTTTAATAACGGTGATAATTCTTCATAAGACTTTGAATCAGAAATTTTATTTTCTTTTACTAAATTACTGATCTTGTTTTTCATTAGTAACAGGTTCCGTTCTAGGTGCCGGAGATATAATCTCAGGTTTAGCATCACTATGTGGTTGTGCTTGAAATAACACACCAGCTAATTCTTTTCTTTTAGCTTCCAAAGCATCACCTACTTTATCTCTTAAAGCGTCTTTAAAAGCCTCACCAGCTTCGGCCGCTTGTCCTAATGACAATTTGTCAATAAAATTTTTAACTTGTTCGCTCATAATTTTCCTCACTTTCTACTATTTATATGTTTTAAATGTTAACTCCAAGTACCTACTACTGTATTTGAACCTATAGCACTTATAGGCAATAGTTTAATATATGTTCCAGGAAGCATAGTCCATGTAATAGGAGTATTTTGATCCTGGCTCAGCATAAAGTTAACATTACCTGCTGTGGTTACATCAATAATACCATATATGACCACGTGAGTAAAGTTGTCAAAAGCTGCTATGTCTTTTGCTGTTGTTATACCAGTACCTGTTGCATTAAAGCTGGCCATTGCAATACCTGCTCCATATCCATCAATAGTATTAGTTTTGTTAGCCATCCATTGGAAGTTATGTTGTGCTACAGCAGCACTACCGCTTAGCGCCAAAGCATAACTTAATGAACCTGCTTTGTTTGATGACAAAGTAAACACAATTTCATATTGATAACGTGTGTTTGATTGTAATGCAACACCGCTGGTTAGTCCAAACATACTGACCAATGTATTCTTAGCATTGGTCAAGTTTAATGAACTGTTTAATTCATAAACTGATAGATTGCCACCAATACCTACAGATGCTGATGAACCTGTGTAACCTATTTGTCCTTGTGAACCGGTGTAACCAATTACAGTTGAAGCTGAACCTGTGTAACCAATATTTCCTTGATCACCTTTTGATCCTGTATAACCAACAGAACCCGAGTAACCTCTTGAACCAGCATAACCAAGGGTACCTTGTGAACCGGTGTAACCAATTACTGTTGAAGCTGAACCTGTGTAACCTCTTGAACCATCATAACCAAGGGTACCTTGTGAACCGGTGTAACCAATTACTGTTGAAGCTGAACCTGTGTAACCAATTGATCCTGTATAACCTATAACACCTTGATCTCCTTTTGATCCTGTATAACCAACTATACCTTGATCGCCTTGATTACCTTTAGAGCCTGTGTAACCAATTATACCTTGATCACCTTGATTACCTTTAGAACCTGTGTAACCTATATTACCTTGTGAACCTGTATAACCTAAATCTCCTTTTGATCCTGTATAACCAACATCACCTTTATCTCCTTTAATACCTTGAGCACCATTTAAGTTAACTTGCCAAGTTGAGTATGAACCGCTTCCTGTTATTTCTGTAACTTCTACAACCATTGCGCCAGTAAGTAGATTATAAGATGATACAGAACCAATCATGTGATTTGTTAAATTATAAGCAATGATTACATCTTGAGCAATAGTATATGATAATCCGGTTTCTACTGTAAATGTTTTTGTGCCTGTAGAAATTGAAAGTGTATCTGAACTTGTTGTTTCATATTTGTCTGCCTGTCCTCTTGAACCTGTGTAACCAAATCCACCGGCAGATCCAGTATAACCAATACCAACAGATCCTGTATAACCTAAATCTCCTTGCGAACCTGTGTAACCTAAAGAACCAGTATATCCTATTAATCCTTGATCTCCTTTTGAACCTGTGTAACCAATATTTCCTTGATCACCTTTTGATCCTGTATAACCATTAATGAAAGGTAAATCTGACCATATCATTGTACCTGTTTCATTAACTTTTAAATATTTTCCTTCTTGTGAAACTTGTGTTGGAAAATATGTTAATCTTGTTCCATTATAAAAAGTAATTCCGCTTGATGAATTATTTGTAAAAACTATTCCTGTTGAATCTACACTAACACCAGTTACTCTAGTAACACTACCAGTTGGAACAACTAAAAAGTTTATACGTGTTCCAACAGCTGAATTACTGAAATCTTCAGCAGCTTGAAATTGTACAGCGGATAATGAAGTTGAATTAGGACCGTAAACACTACCTGTATAACCAGAAGCATTAAATGAAGTTAATACATCTAAATTTTTAGTTGCTGTTGGACTATCTGATGTTCCTCGTGCTTGTCTTCCTACATATAAAGGAAATACACCAGTACCAAAAGAATCATTTGTTATAATGCTTGGACGATTATCATTACCTGAAAGGTGAAGCATACCACCTGCATTAACAACCGGTTGAACAGTACCATTTGTAGAACCATTAATTAATACAGCGCCACGATCTGAAGAAGGAATATTTGGTACAGTTATTTCAACTCGACCTTCACGACTAACTTGAAATGTACTAAAATTAGAAGATGTTTGTACATTAATCGCTCTATTAAATGTAATATTACCTGTAGCACCAAGTGAACCAACTATCATATTACGAGTAGAATCACCAATCTTAATCTGATTGTCTATAAGAGTAAATTCTCCTACTTTTAATCCTACACCACCTTGTAAATAAACTAATCCATCACGAGCACCTATGGCAGTATCTGTACCTAATGTTTCGTCTTTAATATAAATTGTACCAGCACCTAACCATAATTGTTTAAATCGGTGAGAAGGCGTACCTAAACTCCATGTATCAGTACTATAGGGAATAATATCAGAGTGGTTTATTATATGACCACCAGCTCCAGCATTCAAAGTAATATCCTTATTTGCTTGTGTAGCAATAGATAAACCAGCATTTGTTACTGCACGAGCAAAACTTAATAACGTGTCAGATACTGGTAGTGGCAAATCTGGATCAAAATTTAAGTCTGTTATAATAATTTTATTGTAACTGCCAGTACCTACATATAGAATTTTACTACCTGCAGGAATACCTGCACCAGCCACAACATCATCTACTTGAAGTGCTATTGCAGGAGTAGATTTTAATTGCAATACTGCATAAGGCCCAGTACCTAATCCATTACTAAGACCATAATCAGGCGGTGTTAATGATGATCTATTATTGCCGTGTTCTAAAACCGAATCTAAATTTTCATTTGATATATTTGCTATAATTTGTTCTGCACCAGAAATTACAGAACCTACAGGAATATTTACAGAATTAACTGAAATATCATTTGTTGTTGTGTTGCCTCTATCAGTAACAGAATCTAATGTGTCAATATAAACATTTGGTCCTTGTGATCCAGTGTAACCAGTATCACCTTTAGATCCTGTATAACCAATAGAACCTGCGTAACCTCTTGAACCATCATAACCAATGGAACCTGGCACCCATTTTTTAATTGTAGCATCATATACTAATGCTTGGCCATCTGTTGCGGCAATAACTCTATTATGATCTGTATCACCTAAATCATTTAACCAATATGAACCTGAACCAGATCCACTTAATTTTAATTTGTTAAGATTGTTTAATATTTCTCTTTTATGTGTTGATAAGTTTTGTTCAAATTGTTCTACAATAGGTTGAACAGATATAGAATCTCCTTTTTCTCCTTTTTCTCCACGTTCTCCTTGAATACCTTGAATACCTTGTTCGCCTTTTTCTCCTTGATCTCCTTTTTCTCCCTTATCACCATTATTTCCCTTATCTCCTTTTTCTCCTTTATCACCTTTATCGCCCTCATCTCCTTTATCACCTTTATTACCTGGCAATCCTAATGGGCCTATTGGACCTTTTTCACCACGTTCTCCTTGAATACCTTGAGGACCAATTTCACCTTGATCTCCTTTATCGCCTTTAGGGCCTGTTAATCCTTGGTCTCCTTTATCACCTTGTTCTCCTTGAGGACCTCTTGGGCCAAAATCTCCTTTTTCTCCTCTATCGCCCTTATCTCCTTTAGGGCCTTCTACGCCTTGAATACCTTGAATACCTTGTTCGCCTCGATCACCTTTTAAACCTTGTGGGCCAACTTTACCTTGTTCTCCTTGAATACCTTGAGGACCTCTTGGGCCTGGTTCGCCCGAATCACCTTTATCACCTTGATCACCACGTGGGCCAGTAGGACCTAAATCTCCTCTAGGACCTTTTGGACCAATATCTCCTTTATCGCCTTTTTCTCCACGAATAAAGTTTTTTCTTATATTATCGAATTGTTTTTTAATTGATGATATTTCTTCTTGTAGATTGTCTGACGTGGTATCTTTTTTCATATTTGAATACCAGTTTTACTATACTAAAGGATTAGGTTTTTTAGTATTAGGGTTAATATCAGTTTGTATATCTAAAGTTTCTTTATCAGAACCTTCTTTTTTAATTTGTTTATCAATTTCTTCCATATCTCTATCACTTTGTTTCAGTATATTCTTACGAATGTATTTGTGAGAGAAATATTTACCAACATAATTGGCCATACTGTCGGCTAAAGCAATACGATCTTTTAACATTTCACTTTCTTTTAATTCAGCAAAATGACCATCTGAAGTAAAATCGTAATTTAAATTAGATTGTATTATTGCCCAATCTTCATCAGCAATAATGCCTTTTAAAACTAATTGTGTTCTTAAAATATCACTAAACAATTCAGTGAATTTTTTTCTTAATCTTCCAACAAATTTTGTAAATTTTAATTCATCTCTGCTAATTTCGGCAGCTCTACCTAAATTAAAACCTGAAGATGTTTCTAATCTACTAATTGGAACATTAAGAGAACGATATAATTTCTTTTGGAAATATTCTATATCAGCAATTTCTCCTAAGTTTTGGCCACCTGGTAATGTAGTGATTTCTGTTCCTCTACCACCTTCTCTACGTGGTAACCAATAATCTTCCAACATGTTCATATAGTTTCTGTCATCTCTAATTTCGCCAGTATTAGCATCATAGACAAGTTTATTTCTATATCTTGCCATAACATCTCTTAAATATTGTTCTGCTTTAATTTTAGGAAGATTGCCTACATCTATATAAAATATTCTTCTTTCTGGTGCTCGAGCAATACGATATATTACCATAGCATCTTCAATCATTCTTAATTGATTAACTGATTTAATTGCTTTGTGTAAATAAGATAATATTTGATTTCTATTTTGATCTACTAAACCAGAATTAGTATAAGCGATTGAATCTGGAGCTATTCTAACACCTGAACCTGATGTTGCGCCTGAAACACCTTTTTCATTAAATAAAAAATATTCTTCAAATTCTGTTAAGAAATCTAAACTATTTGATTGTCTTGATTTTTTAACTTCTCTTACTTTTTTAATTTTTCTAGGGTCAATGTATTTTAATTCTACAATACCATTTCTAGGATTTTCTCTGTCAATAATTTTCTGATAATACATACGACCATCTACATACCATCTTCTAAAAATATCATGACCTTTTGTATTAAAGTCTAATAGTAATAATACATTTCTAAATTCATCTTCGATTTTTCTTCTTACTTCAGCGCCAAAAGGTATAGTTTTTAAATTGACTTCTACAGCATCTTTATTTTCATTTACAACAATAGCTTCATTAACGATATCATCAATTGCCGTATCGCACTCTGGATGTAATGAAATTTCTCTATAACGTCTTACTAAATCGGCTTCGTTTTTAGAAGTACCTTCTAAATCTAAAAATTGTCCAAAAGCACCACCAACAGCGGAGACGGTTGTTGCACCATCATCAGCAGCAGGTATACTAAAACTTTGTTTTGGGTCTTGTTCTCTTTTTTTTCGTGTAATCGAAAATCCAAATAGATCGGCCATAATTAAATCCTTTTTTCACCACTCATATGTTTAAGAAGTATGTGATGTTGTTGTTTCATAATATTATTTATAAGTCTAAAAAGAGCCGCTTTTTAGGCGGCTCTTCTTAATATTAACTACTATGTAGTAGTATTTGTTTCAAAGTATTGGTATGCAAAAGTAACAACAAACTGTTCGATTGATGTTTGTTCGTCATACGTTAAATCTATAGCACCGATATCTTTTGGAAAAAGACCTCTAAGTGTGTATGATTTAATAGTATTTCCGTTACGATCTAAATGATCTACAAACGAATCTACTTGATAATCAGCTGGATTTGTTAATCCTTCGTTATCAGTCATATTGTTGATACCATTTTGCCATCTTTCAAAAGCATTTCTTAATTTGAAGTTTGAATCGTTATAAACTGTAACAGTCCAATCTGCAAATGTTCTATCTCCTGCGATTTTGATTGATCGACCTCTAAACTTAACGTCAACCTCACCTAGTGTCATAGCAGGTATAGTTGTTGCTCTACATAAGAAAGCAAGATCCTCTATTTCGCCACCAACTTGAGCATAACCTGGAAAAGGCATTACTACCTTAAACTGGTTAGCACGAGCGCCGCCGCCAGAAAGTTTAGCTTTGAAGTCATTAATGTTTGCCATTTTTTTGTTCTCCTATTCTAAATTATCCTGCTATTTCTGAAAAAGAAACACCAGTTCTGGTTGCTATAAACGATAATGTGATAAAGTTGATACTTCTAGCAGGTTTAACATATATTTCTGCTACAAATTCATTTCTATCAATTACGTCGCCTGTATTATTTGTGTCATCACATACTACTAAGAAATCAGTAATACCTTTTCTACCTTGTACCTCTCGTAAGAACGGCTCAACGATATTTCTAAAGTTTGCTCTAGTAAACTCGTCATTAAATTCAAACAATTGGAATTTAGCAGCTGTAGATATTGCTTTTTCTAATGTGATAAACAATCTTCTAACATTTATTCTATCAAATGCTGATGGAGCGCTTAATCCAGTTTTATCACCAAACAGAACAGTGCCTTGGCCAGGGAATGTTACCACAGCGTTAACTCTATTTCTGTATAGGTCATCTCTTTGAGTTTTATTTGGATTATAAGCTAACTTAACGGCACCTCTAACACCACCTCGGTTGTAACCAGCTGGTGAGTACCAAGAGTCTGCAATTAAATCAGTTCTAGCAGAAAGACCTGCTATATCTCCGTTTAACGGTACATATCTGTACACGTCATTGTATCTATCATATTGATATTTGTAACCACTATCAAACACAACATAAGAAGAAGAACGAATTGTAGAGTAAAAATCAATTACGTTATTAGTCTGTGTATTTGCGTTTGTAATGTTAACAACATCAGTTCTCTCCGGTGATATGAAAGCAACTGCATCTTTTCTAGTTTCTGCAATTGTTATTACGTTATCAACGTGAGCAGCATTACCTGGACCAGCAATGATTAATCCCACATCAACTGTTTCAGCATCTAAAAACTTTTCGTATGCTGTTTTCTTTTGACCAGTTGTTACTGTAGAACCATCAGAACCATTAGATAATGATGTTAATGTTGGAGTAGTTACTGAAGTGAAAGTTGTTCCAGTAGCTGTATTTCCCCAATTTGAACCACTTGCGTTATGATCCATCCAATAAACATACTTAGATTTATTAAGTATTACTGAAGGATAATAGTTAGTGTCTCCTTGTGGATTTTTAGCATCAGAAGCTTTTGATAATTTTGAATAAACTTCTAAAACTGTACCTGGTGTTCCTGATACAACGCCATCTTCGTCAACTACAACAACGTGAATCTCGTCATTTGATCCACCTTTTGAAGAAGCATAAGATGATGTTCCTGGAGCGCCATTTACTTGATCGTAATATCTCCATCTACGTCTAATATTACAACCAATTGTTAATGCTCTTTGTAAACCACCTTGTCCTGAAGAATGTCTTACAAAAGTTATATCGTTTGTAGATTTAGATGTTACTCTATATTCATGTCCATCGTCATAATCGCTTGTAGCAGCAGTAGTTGAAAAAGAAATAATATCGCCAACAGCAATATTAGTTCCACTCGATACTGATACTGTTGTATCTCCAACAGCTGTTGAAGCGTCATTTAAAGTTGTTACAACAGTTGTTTCGTAAGCAGTTGATGAAGGACAAATAGAAACTAGTAAACTGTTTCCCCAAGCGCCTGCTGTTCTAGCAGCCCACTCGCCTACTGATCCTTGTCCAGTAGAATAATTATTAATATAATCTGTACTATTTTTTATAACAAACGTGCTTCCTGAAGCTGTTGCGTTTGATACTCCAGAGTTTTGTGCTCGTACTATTCTTAATGCGTTTGAATATTGTAAAAAGTTGGCAGCACTAAAAAAATCCTCAAAGTTATTTGAGTCTGGTTTGCCAAACGTATCTACTAATTCATTTTCACTAGAAATCGTTACGATTTCGTCCAAAGGACCTTTTCTGAACTCTCCTGCAAATGCACCTACTGAAGTAGATACTGCTGGAATAATCGTTGTCAGGTCTTTTTCTTGTACGAGAACTCCTGGTGATACTTGAAATGCCATTAGGTTTTCTCCTTTTTAATTAGCTAATTTTAACATATATAATCCAATAATCGTATTATTCATACGCCCATAGTCAAAAATTATCATTACACATCTATTTATAAAATACGTATTTTTGACGTTTTTATAACGATTTTTAACTCTCACCTCTCCTTATATGAACTGGATTCCACACTTCTCCATATTCATCTTTAAAAGGTTGATCTTCAGGAGATGTAAGGCCATCATCAATAAAACCAAAAGGTGCCATGTCTTGTTCTATTATATTAGACTGTTCTTCGTATAACTTAGAACGAACATCAGAATTACTTAGTTCTTTAAAGTATGTTTGATTAGATAACCAACCAAATATAATAAGACAAGTCATCAAGTCATCATTACAACCTTCTTCAGCCATCCAAGAATTATGTCGTCTTGAAAAAGTGGACATTTCTTCTATAATGTTGAAGTCATTTATAATAATCTTATCAGATTCGACTATTGTTTTTAAATTAGAACATCCAATTTTTTTAATTTGTTTAGTCATACGAATACCTAATTGACTGCCTCTTCCACTAAATCCTGTTCCTAAAACTTGTCCAGCTCGTCCACGTTGTGTAGTCATTAATAGATTATCATATTCTAAATCATATTGTAATGCGTCCGATATCTGTCCTCCTAGATCATTTACTTCAATCAATATATGAGCTCTATTATAACCTTTACATGTTTGTTCTATAATGTTTGGAAACACCAAAGGTTTAACTTCGTTATTACGATACTTAGCAACCACTTTATAAGGCATTTGAGACACATCAAATATAATAAATGCTGAATAATCTTTTGTAATACCTCTTGCTACGTCAACGGTGCAAACATAAATTTTATTTTTATCAGGCCTTTCAAATATATCTAAACCGCCTCTTGACTCTAAAGGTTTAATATATGGTGTTGATTTTATTTTAGTAGCAGATATAAGAGTATCTGTAGATCCTAAAAATTCGCACTCAAACTCCTGATTAAATTGTTCTTGACTTGTATTTCTTATAGTATCTTCTTTCCATTTTTGATCTCTTCCTGGAACTTCCGACCAATGTACATCAATAGGTACATAATCATTTTGTTTATTTACCGCATCAGTCCATAACTTATAGTACATATTCATACCGTGTGGAGTAGATACGATAATCATTTTAGTATTTTTACCAGAAGATATTGTAGGAAAAACTGAACTAAAGAATTGTTCAGCAATCGTTGCAGGCACGAAAGCAAACTCGTCTAAGAATATGATGTTATAAGAACCTCCTCGAATTGCACTAGAAGATGTGGCAGCTGCAACAATTTTACTACCGTTTTCTAATTCAATACTACCTTTGTTCCAATTTAATACACCTTGTTGTAAAAACTTTGGTATATTCTCATAAGCTAATTGTAATCTTCCTAATATGTCTCTTGCTGTTGATGACTTGTTTGCAAGTATAGCAATATTACAATTTGGATTAAATATTGCATAATGTAATAGATAAGAAACTATCGTAGTTGATTTACCTGATTGTCTAGGTAATTTGCATATTGTAAATCTATTACTGTGCATTGTACCAATCATCTCTTTTTGAAAGTCGTACATTTTAAATGGTACTAAACCTTCATCTAAAGAAACAATCTTTACATAGTTTTGAATAAAATATAAAGGATCTTTAGAACACTTATCAAACTCTTGTATTTGTTCCTGTGTAAATTCAACAGGCACATTGGCCTTTTTAAGATTTGGATTGCCTAGATAAACTTCACTCATTGACTATAATTCCTTCTATATGTGTATAACCTAATTGTAAAGCGGCCTGTATTCGTTGACTGCCTTTCCAAACACTATATTTCTTTTCAATATAAGGTTGGCCAGCTGCACCTACTCTTGGTGTATCTGATATACTATGTTTTATAACTTCTATTGGTTCAATCATATTTTCACCATTTAATAACTCTTTTAAAGGAGTCATTGATTTAATATAAGTCAAATCACTTATCTGAAACGATTGTTTGTTCAGGTAATTTTTCTTCGCTTTTAGTATTTTCATTTTTACTCTTTAACATCTTTTGTAATTCAGCAGTAGAACCTACAAATAAAGCATTTTTAATCTGAGGCGAAGCAGATTTAGGCAAATCTTTTAAATCTTTTAATTTCTTTTGTAAGTCTTGTAACTTATCTACTGTGTTGGCCACGTTTGTTATTAATTGACCGGCCACTTCGTAAGCTCTAGGATGTTGTCCTTCTTTTGCTATCTCTAAAATACCTTCGATAGCTTCTTGACCTTTTTCTATTAAATTATAGTAACTCTCTCTACTATAATTATAATCATTATCTATATCAGGTTTATTTCTATCTTCTATTCTAGATACAGGAGGATTATCTACTTTAACAATAGATTCTAACGTAGGTTTTTCTGTAGATTCAATACCTAATATTTCATTTACTTTATCTTCAATTTTAGTCATAATACTATTTATTATGTATATTATTCTTCAGGTTGATTTTCAATTGTTACAGTAAATCCAAAATCATCATTAGCATCAGCAGTTATAGGATCTGGAACAACAGTTATTCTTTCTTCAATTTTAGCATTATTAATATCAGTAGTTCCATAAACATCTGCTTGAGAACTAAGAATAACTTTACTAGTAGTAGCAGGTCCAAATAGATATGTTTTAGCGGTAAAATTTAAAGTATAGATAACAGCTCTTCTTGTTAAAAAATCTCCTGTGTAACTATCTTCATAATTTACGGTATTTAAAACTATAGGTACGTCTCTTTTTATATCTAATTCAGGTATTAAATTTAAAGTAACTGTATAATCTGGTTGAAAATATGGAAGTATTTGTTCTACTATTTGTAAACCATTTTCAGCTGTAGCTGTAAATACATTTAAAGTGTAATTTATATTATAAGGTACGGGTGTGTAATTATAATTAACGCCTGTGTTTGTACTTGTTTTTGGTGTTCTAAATTTTTGTATTCTTGTTAATTTTCTTGTAGGGTCATAAGCAATACCAGATATTTCAAAACTCATACGTGGTAAAACAATTGCAAACTCTCTATCTTGTAAATCTTTTTGTTGATCTAAACGAACCATAAATTTTTCTTTTGGACCATAAGCTAATGGTACAGTAACACTTTGAACTTGTTTGCCATCAGCATCTGCTTTTTTAACTTGTATTTTATTAAAAATAGTTCCAAAAGCCACAGTTAATCTTCTTAGACCTTGGTTGTAGAAAAAATTACCAAACATTAAAATATACTCCCTGATCCTGGTTCGCCAAAAGGATTTGTTTCTGAAAAGTCTAATATATCATCAGCTGTTGAAGCTGTGTCGAATCCAGCTTCATTATCTAAATCATTATTATCAGAGTAAGTTGAATTTATAGTTTCATTAAATGTTTCTAATAAGAAGTAATTATTATCAGCATTTACTGTGTCGTTTTCTAATAATAAAGCACCACTTTCATCTTCTAAAGAAAAATGTTGATCTAATTGATTTAATGTAAATATTTCTTCTTTTTCATCAATAGCTTGAACGCCTGTATCTAAATCTTCGCTTGAGTATTCCCAACGTGTTACTCTTATTTTATAAACTGGTAAATTACCTAGTTGAAAAAACGGTTGTTGATCTTCTACAAACAGTATTTCAAAAAAACTGTTCATTAAAGGCATGTAGAGTATATCGCCTTCATTTGGTCGGCCTTCAGCAATCATATTTGATCGTGAACTAACCAATTCTTCAAATCTTCTTTTAGATACCATAAATGTAGTATCTTCACGTATTTCTAAACCAAATTTATTAATTATTTCTTGTTGGCCTAAAAATCCTTCGGTTGTTTCAAAATACATTTCAACAGGTAAAGCATTTTTAAATTTGCTAGCAACATCTTCACCTAAAATAATATCTTTATTAACTAAAGTTCTAGGCATATAGTAAACCAAATTACCATATATCTTTAAGCCTTCTATAATTAAATCTTCGTGAAGTCTTTGTTCGGCACGGTTACCAATGCCATTTCCTGATTGAAAATATGGATTCATTACAACCATACATTATCCTATCATAAATGTTGGAGCAATTTCGTAAGAGTCTCTTATTTCTTTTTCTAGTTTTTCTATTTCTGTTTGAGCTTCTAAAAATAATTTTTCACCGTTTAACGTAACATTACCTAACATAGTTACACCATTAAATTTTGAAAGGTTACTTCCCCACTGTCTTTTAAATTGAGCAGTTACATATCTTTTTAACCAAATGTCGTTATAAACATCTACGTAAGTATTAGGATCTAATTTACGATAACATTCTATTACTAAGTATTCATTCACTTGCATATCCATTTCCCAATCCATATCAATATACAATCTGTTATCGTGTTGTTGAAATCTTATAGGTTTCATACCTACTAATATTTGATCTAAGAAATCTAAATGTCTTAACACCATATCATAGTTGATAATAGATGTTGAAGCAAAATCGTAAAGGTCATTTAAACGTAATTGATATCTTACGTCAAACATATTTAAATTTGCTTTATCTGAAAAAGGTAAAACGTTAACAACAGAAATAACAGTTTCAGGAACTACGATATAATTGTTTGCTTCGTACCATGTAGTTGAAACTGAACCTTTAGTAACGGTTTCTGTAGTAGGAGTAGAGGCCTTCAATCTTGTTTTATCAGCGTCTGTTAATTTATATTTAAGATATGTTCTACGAATACCATCATAATGATATTGTGCATAGAACTGTAACGCCTCATCTAAACGATCTTCTAACTGATCATTATCCACGTTAATTTCTATAACAGGTTTACCTAATGATCGTAAAGCGTATTGTTTTAATGTTTCTCTTGTTGCTGGAGTGGCCATAATCTCTACTATTTATATAAAATAATTAGTGATTATTAGCTTTCTAGGTCTTTTACTTTATTTTCTAAAATTTCTATTTTAGTGTTTAAGTCTTTAATTGTGTTGTTTTTAAGTGTTTCTATTTCAACATTTAACTCTTTAATAGCATTTACTAAAACTGGTACTAGATAATCATTCGTTAAGAATAACTTATCAGGATTTTCATTAGAAACAATTACAGGATTTTCACCTTCTAATTCTAATATTTCTTGAGCGCTGAATCCATATCTTTTCTTTTCAACTGGATCTATTAATTTGTTTGTAGTACGATCTTTAAATGCGAACTCAATAGGATTAATAGATTTTAAAAAACCAAGACCTTTATTTACTGAACCGTAAATACATTTATCTCTAGTATCTGATACTGCTGTCCAAGCAACTTGTATTTGAGCACAAGTATGAGCATTGTTACCTAAAATAATACGATTTGATTCTGTTGTAATGTTTGCCAATCCAATAGTTGCTCCACAAGCAGTTTTACAACCAATGAATATATTATTACAACCTGTAGTATTACATTGGCCAGCACTTAATCCTACAAATGTATTTGAATTACCTGAACTATTATTCTGTCCTGAATATCTTCCTACAAAAGTATTATTATCAGATGTTGTAGTAAAACCACTATTTTGACCTAAAAGAATATTACCACAACCTGTACTATTATATCGGCCAGCTGAATTACCTATAAAAACGTTATAACAACCAGATAAATTACAACGGGCAGAATTATTGCCTAAAAATATATTATAAGAACCTGTGGTATTAGTAATACCTGTAGCTTGTCCTCCTACAATAATATTTGAGCCTCCTGAAGTGTTACATTGACCTGTGCTTTCACCAATAAATATATTTCTGCTTCCTGAAGTTGTTTTTAATCCTGCACCTGAACCTACAAAAAAGTTATGAGAACCATCTAATAAACATGCACCAGCACTTTTACCTAAAAAAGTATTATTACTACCACTAGTTACTCTTACCCCAGTTGAACGTCCTAAACCTATATTATAAGTTCCATTACTGCAACATCCAGCTCTACAACCTATGAAAATATTATCTGTTCCTCCAGATTCTACTCCTGCACATTCGCCTATTAAAACGTTTTGAGAGCCTGTTGTATTACAACGGCCAGCATATCTACCTATATAAAGATTTGATCTTCCTGACGTATTATTAGCACCTGCTGTTAATCCAATAAAAGTATTATAACAACCACTTGTGGAAGCACAACCAGCTCCCCAACCTAACATAAAATTATTATTTCCTGTATTGCTTAGTCCAGCATATTTTCCTATGAAAACATCATTAAAACCTGTTGAATTTTTACCGGCACATTCACCTATTATAACATTACTTGAATTTGTATTTATACAACCAGCATAAGTTCCTATATTAACTGAATGACTTCCAGCAGTAGCACAAAATCCAGCACGCAATCCTATGTTGATTATACCGCAACCAGTTTGATTAAACTGCCCAGCACCACAACCTATAAAGGTATTACAACTTCCTGTGGTAGTATCACATCCTGCATATTTTCCTACAAAAAAATTACAACTTGCCGTGCTTTGTTTACCACCGGCATAAAATCCGAAAATTGTATTATCTCTACCAGTGGTATTACAACGTCCAGCATTACGACCTATAAAAGTATTATATTTACCAGTAGTGTTACAACATCCTGCATTTTGTCCTAAAAAGGTATTAAACCAACTGCCAGTTGTACTAAGACGACCAGCATTTTCGCCTATATAAACATTATTAATGCCTGTTGTATTACAAGCACCAGCACATGCGCCAGCAAAAAAGTTATGTGTACCTGTTCCACCTGTACCTGTTCCTATACTAGCACCTGTTGAAACTATGTTTGATGTATTACAGGTAGCAAATGGGCCACCGCCACCGCCGCCACCTGCTGAACCTGTATAACCTATAGCACCTTGTGAACCTGTAAAGCCTGTAGCTCCATTTGTACCAGCAGAACCTGTAAAGCCTGTAGCACCATTTGTACCATTAGTTCCAGCAGAACCTGTATATCCAACTCCTTGTGAACCTGTATAACCAATATTACCTTGTGTACCTTGATTGCCTTGTGAACCTGTATATCCAACTCCTTGAGAACCTGTGTAACCTAAATTTGCATATGTTAAACTATTCCATGCAGTAGTACCATTACCTATTTTAAATTTTTGTGTATCTGTTTCAAGACCCATTTCTCCACTAGCTAATACTGTATTTGCACTAGTCCATTGAGAAGCAGTACCTCGTCTAAATTGTAATTGAATATTCGCCATTTTTTTAATTCTATCTATATTTATCTATAATAAAATTTATAGTTTTCATTTAATCAACACCTCCACAATCAAAAGCAGGTCCGCCTGAGTAATTTGAAGTAGGATCACCACCGTTAAAAACATAAGCCGTAGTTGGCCCCACCGAACCTGTATAACCTAAATCTCCTTGAGAACCAACATAACCTGTATCTCCTCTTGAACCTGTGTAACCAATATCTCCTTGTGAACCTGTGTAACCTGCTGTAAGAGGTACTAACTCCCAAGCATCTCCATTAAATTTCCAAGTTTTATTACCTAATGTATAGGTATCATTGTTACTTGGACTGGAAGGAAAATTAATAGGCATAAATTACAGTAAGTAGTTTTACTATATTTATAAAAATTTTTAGTATTAAAAAGATTTTATTTAACTATATCTTTAGTATCTAAATTTCTCCAAAACTCTTGATTTTTATATCTGTTTATTATACTTTCTGGCAATATATCTGTAGGTTTTTTAGATACTTTTTTTAATTCTTTTCTTACTTGGTGCATATCAGCAAAGCCATAGACGCCAGCATCATTCTCTTGATGTAGATTTACCAGATTTTTAAAGTCGTGTTTTTTATAGTATTCTTCACCTAAGTAATCATATACTTTTTTCATAGTAGTTTCAGGATCATTAACCAAATCATCATACTCAATTAGATGTAATTGTTTTTCTCTGTTATTCATTAACATTTCTTTAATACCTTGAGCACTTTGTCCTACTATACCCATAGGGCCACATAATGTATCACAACGATTTTCATCAGTTAAAGGCTGACCAGTTTTAACTAACATGTCATCTAAAAAGTTTAATTTACCACCCACTTGATATGGATTTCTACGGTGCATATCTATGAATGATGTTAATATATCTAATATACTTCTTACAGGACATAATATCTTAGGTTCAATATTAAAATATCCTTCTATAAAAGCAGGCCTGTTTGTCCATGATCTGTTCTTATCAAAAACTACAGGCTGTTTTACATCACTGTAATAGTAATAAATTAAATCTCTAACATATTCTTCTACTTGTTGTTTTTTAGGATAAGCAAAATATAATTCATCTTGATTAAAATTTTGTTCTAATGCCAACATTCCTCCCACTACAGGAGAACTTGGTCCTGAATAGAAGCGAGGATTTTGATTTAGTATTGCCGATAACATTGTACTACCAGCTCTTGGTAGGCCTGCCATAAAGTAAAGTGTTTTTTTGTTTTCCATATTATTGTTTATCCACTGATTTGATTATTGTTTTTAAATTAAAGAGTTTTGTGTTTTCCGTAAAAGGAAACTCTATTTCATTTCCGTTAAAGTCAAAATCAAATAGATAACTTCCAGGTAATTTAAAGTCATAAGGAATTTCAGTAGATATATTATCATGTAGATTGTAACCAAATACTTTAGGTGAAGTACCATTCCATAAAACTGTTGACTTTAAATTTAATGCGGCCGCTGCATGTTGTAAACATGAATCAATAAAAATTCTTTTTTGACTCACCAATAATATACTAAAAAACTCCATAATTGATAATGCTTTTTGAGGAGTAGCAAATATATGTTCAGCGTCTTTTAATTTCATAGAGTTCATTTTTGTAATTTGAAATATATGATAATCATTTTTATAATGATTTACTAAATCTTGTGCTAAATCCATAGGCATATCTCTTGTCCAAGAATAAGGTTTGGCATCTGTCGTCATCATACCACCATTGGTATGAATCAACATAACTGGTTTTTCTCTCTTCCAATAATTTGTAGCCGCTTCAATTTGAAGTCTATTAAACTTAACTTCTGGTGTTTCACCACTGTATTTTAAATTATACATATCAATCCAGTTTTGTATTAACTTCTTTTTTTTATGTATATGATTAGTTGTAAAATAAGGTTCGTGATGAAAAATTATAGAATCTTTATCGTGTACATATTCTTGATAAAAATATTTTGTAGCACCTAGTTGATAAACTCTATCTACGTAACTTAAATTTAAAAAGATATCAGGAAATGCACACGCTACTATTAATTTTCTATCTGGATTATTATTTTTAATTGCTTTTGCTACGGCCGTTGCAGCCACGTGTTTTCCCATACCACCTTGTACATGAAATATAGAATATTTTAAATCATTACTCATAATTACCTTATATAAACATTTTATATATGTTTATTTATGCCTTTCTAAAACTGTTAATCCGTTGTTATTAGTCTTAAATATCTTAAATTTCCAATGAGGATTTTGAATTAAAAACTCTATAATGGCCGTTAAAAGGCCTTTATTATCAAAACCCAAAACATTTTCACCTCTTAAACCGTATGTATAAGTATCATGGAAAACAATATATTTCTGTGCTTTATTTCCATGTAGTTTTAATTCTTTTTTTAGTTGTTCATAATTATGTATTGTATCAATAAACAATAAATCTGTTTCTTCTATCTCAATATTTAATACATCATCTTTTATGTACTGAACATTCTTACCTCTTGATCTAGCTTTATCAAATAGTTTTTGTACGGTTTTATCTAATACTATATCAAAAGAAATTAAATCTACATTAGAGTTTAAAAAAGCTCTAGTACTTACACCTGTTCTTACGCCCATTTCAACCACCGTTTTACAGTCTTTACATAGGTCATATAATATATGTACGTTTTCATTTATATCACTAGGTGTATTTTTTGCTTTTAGATATTCATTTTCAAAAAAATCTACTTTAATATTTTCATATTTTTGTATTGTTTGAATAGGTAAATCCCAATTCACACCATTCTTAAAGTGATTATTTTTCAATAGATTTTCAGAATCTAACTTCACTCTTTGAGCAATATCACTTTCAGGATCATCAAAATCTAGGTAACCTATAGTTTCTGAAATTAAACCTTTAATTTTATTAGATTTTATAACGTAAACATTTTCTGAATTTTGTGCGTAATAATCATCACCATACCATAACTGATATAGGTCTGGTATTATATTATAAGATTCTCTTAACATAAACATACAAGTACCAAATGCCCAAGCTTGTCCACCAATAGGTTGTGTATTATCAAAGTTTAGTTTAACTATCTTTTCTTCTGTAGGTATAAAGTCATCTATAATAAAGTTATTTTTACGGCCAGTTAAACTTACACCTATTAGATCACCTTTTTTTAAATTGAAATTATGAACCATATCAAATACGGAAGAATCTACGTTTATGTCGTCATTTATGATAGCAATTATTTTTGAAGTTGATCTTCTATATCCTTCATTCCACGCAGGATTTACGTATATATTTTTATTAAAACAAACCAATTCTATTTTTGAATCTTTTAAAATCTCATATTTTGGCCTTTTTGAAACGTTATTATCTATTAATATAATTTTGTTTATCTTTGGATTTAATACGTATGATGTCAATACTAAATCAAAGTTTTTTACATACCACATTGTGGGTATAATTACATCTATATACACTACTTTAACCACCTATCGTTTTCTAAAGTCCAGTTTACAACCTGTTCTATTCTTTTGCTTAATGTTATGCGTGGTTGCCAACCTAAAGATTTCATATATTCACCACTTAAAGAATAGCGTAAATCATGGCCAGGTCTTGCCGAATGAAAATCTACCATTTCATATTTGGCATGAGTTGCTTTCATCACATCAGCAATCTTTCTTGCTAATGTTAGATTATCTATTTCTTCAGCACCTACAAGATTAAACTTTGGACATTTAGCATTACCAAAATCATTTTCAAAAGGGCCTTTTAAATTTAAAATATGTAATATACCTTCAGCAACATCTTTAGCATGTATATAATGACGTGAACCGGCCTTTGTTTTTGAAGGATCTGAATGAACCGTAATAGGCAAATTATCACGCATTTTACGAATACACATTGGAATATATTTTTCAGGATGTTGTCTTTCACCAAATACATTCATTGTGTGAGTAATGTATAAAGGCAAATTATAAGTGTTTTCAAAAGCCACACACATTTCTTCAGCAGCTGCTTTAGAAGCTGAATAAGGATTTGTAGCATTATATCTATCACGTTCTTTATAATCTACTCCTTCTGGTGCTGGCCCAAATACTTCATCAGTTGAAAAGTAAACAAATCTTTCTAAGTTGGAAAGATTACGAGCATAGTTTAATAAATTTGTTGTGCCTACTACATTGTCCAATACAAATTCCATAGGATATTCAATAGAACGATCAACATGAGAACCTGCTGCTAAATGTAAAATAATATTTACATCACCTATACGATTTACTATTTGTGAATTTAATTCTGCTTTAAGATCGTGATAAACTATCGTTACACGTTTTTGCGTTGATTTAGGCAATACTGAAACTACTTCATGTAAACGATTTAAATTACCTGAAAAGTCTAGTCTATCAATTGAGATGATTTCCCAATCTGTTTTTTCTAATAATACTTCAATTAAATGATGTGCTATGAAACCGGCACCACCAGTTATTAATACTTTTTTGGCCATAATTTATTCAAACGAAATAATAATATATCTAATATATCAAATATTTATTTGATTGTCAAGTATTAATTGTTTTCTAAGTCTCTTACTTTGCTTTCAAGTGTTTCAACTTTAGCGTTCAACTCTTTAATAGCGTTTACTAAAACTGGCACTAGATAATCATTCGTTAAGAATAACTTATCAGGATTATCGTTAGAAACAATTACTGGTTTATCGCCTTCTAAAGATAGTATTTCTTGAGCGCTAAATCCATATCGTTTCTTACCATCACCTATTAATTCATTCGTTGTTCTGTCTTTAAACGCAAACTCAATTGGATTTACATCTTTTAAGAATCCTAATCCTTTATTTACAGCACCGTAGATACATTTATCTCTAGCATCTGATACTGCTGTCCATGCTACTTGTATTTGAGCACAAGTGTGAGCACAGTTACCCATTATTATACGATTAGATTGTGTTGTAATACATGCTAATCCATCAGCATCGTTACCAGCATTTTTACCAAGAAGTATATTATTACTACCTGTGGTGTTAGACATAGCATTTTGATAACCTATAAAAGTATTAAAATTTCCTGTAGTATTACATTCACCAGTAACACTTCCTAACATTATGTTACCTTCGCCAGTTGTACATCTTCCAGTATATGAGCCCACCATAATATTTTGTTGTCCCGCAGAATATCCTGCACAACGACCTAAAGATATAGTATTTTGACCAGAATTTTGACCTGCTTGATAACCTATAGCAATTCTACAAGCACCATTACCACCAGATAAAGCCGAATAACCTAAAGCAACGCTATAGTTGCCTGTAGCGTTATATCCACCACGACCTCCTATAAATACGTTATTAGAAAAATTATTTAATCGTCCAGCATCTTTTCCAAGAACAACGTTATATCCGCCCGTTGTAATACATTCACCAGCGCAATTTCCAACTAAAAAGTTATTTTTGTCTCCTGTTCCACCTGTACCCGCTGTAATAGATGTACCTGTAGATACTATATTTGTTGTACTACATACAGCAAATGGGCCACCGCCACCGCCGCCACCTGATGAACCTGTGTAACCTATAGCACCTTGTGAACCTGTAAATCCTACAATACCTTGGTTAGCAAATTCTACCCACTGATCTGAATTTCCATCATTGTACCAGAAATATTGAATACCAGAATTTTGATCTAACCAAATATCTCCATATTGAGCGCCTGAAGGAGGAGTAGCAGAAGTTGTAATTGTTAAATTACCTTCTGATCCTACATAACCTGTATCTCCTTTTGAACCTGTGTAACCAATATCTCCTTGAGAACCAGTATAACCTTGATCACCTTTTGATCCTGTATAACCTTGATCGCCTTTAGAACCTGTGTAACCGATATCACCTTGAGAACCAGTATAACCATGTGAACCTGTATATCCGATATCACCTTTTGAACCTACGTAACCTGTATCACCTTTTGATCCTGTGTAACCTATATCACCTTTAGAACCAGTGTAACCATGTGAACCTGTATATCCGATATCGCCTTGTGAACCTGTGTAACCTATATCGCCTTGTGAACCTGTGTAACCTGTATCACCTTGAATACCTTGTGAACCAGCATAACCTTGATCGCCTTTAGAGCCTGTATAACCGATATCTCCTTTAGAACCAGTGTATCCGATATCTCCTTTAGAACCAGTGTAACCTGTGTCGCCTTTTGATCCTGTGTAACCGATATCACCTTTTGAACCAACAAAACCTGTGTCGCCTTTTGATCCTGTATAACCTTGAATACCTACAGCACCGTTTAGATTAATTTGCCATGAACTTTCAGAACTATTTGTAGCATTAGCAATATCTGTAACTGTAGCAGTTAAAACACCCGTACCTGGATTGTAAGTTAATACTTGAGCATGTAAATGATTCGTTGGTGTAGCAGTTGATGCAATTAAAATTGTTTGTTGAGCTGAATAATCTAAATTTAAATCAACAGTAGTTAATGTTATAGTATCACCAAGACCATATGTTGATAAATTTAAAGTTGTTGTAGATGTAGTGTGATAAACATCTCCGTCGGCACCGTCTGTACCAGCAGAACCTGTGTAACCGATATCACCTTTTGAACCTGTGTAACCTTGATCGCCTTTTGATCCTGTATAACCGATATCACCTTTTGATCCTGTATAACCTTGATCGCCTTTAGAACCTGTGTAACCGATATCACCTTTTGATCCTGTATAACCTTGAATACCTTGATCACCTTGTGAACCTGTATAACCTTGATCACCTTTTGATCCTGTATAACCTTGATCGCCTTTAGAACCTGTGTAACCCTGATCTCCTTGAATACCTTGATCACCTTGTGAACCTGTATAACCGATATCTCCTTTAGAACCAGTGTAACCGATATCTCCTTTAGAACCAGTGTAACCTGTATCTCCTTGAATTCCTTGATCGCCTTTTGAACCTGTATATCCGATATCACCTTTTGAACCAGTGTAACCGATATCTCCTTTAGAACCAACAAAACCTGTGTCGCCTTTTGAACCTGTATATCCGATATCACCTTGTGAACCAGTATAACCTAAATCTCCTTGAGAACCAACATAACCTGTATCTCCTCTTGAACCTGTGTAACCGATATCTCCTTTAGAACCTGTAAAACCGGCTGTAAGAGGTACTAACTCCCAAGCACTTCCATTCCACTTCCATGTACGAGTACCTAATGTATAGGTTTGATTAATCGAGGGGCTTGAAGGAAAATTTATAGTTGGCATATTTGTCTATTTAACCTTTTTAGTTAAGTTAATTTATAATTATTTATACAAAAAAAATTGTCAAAAACGATTTTTTAAAAAATATTTTTTAAAAAAATTTAATTTAATACATTTATTTATAATTTTCATTTTTTTTAACCGTATCTTCTAATTTTTGTTCTAGGATACACATTTCCTGTACTTGATCTATTTTTAACAGTGTTTATTGCTACATATCCTGTTAATCCTCTTTCTTTTTTATAAAACAAATATCTATTATTTGAAGAATCACCTAATGACAAATAATCACCTGCATTTCCGCCTGTAGATGTTATTCTATTTAAAGTAGAATTATTTTGCAAATATGTTACACATTCGTCTTGTGTTAAAGAAGGAAAAGTTTCCAAAAGACAAGCTAAAATACCTGTAACTTGTGGAGTGGCCATACTTGTACCAGAAATTGAACCTATTTTATAATTTGAATCTCTAGGGTCATCAACTAATGTAATTCCAAATTCGGAAGATGCTGTTGAGTTATATACCGAGGAAGTTATAAATCTACCAGGAGCATAGACATCTACACGACTTCCATAATTACTAAAATCTGACTTATTTTCTGCTACAAAAGTTCCTACACTTCCTACACAAATTGCATTACCAGCACATCCTGGAGACATGCCTCTTGAATGAAAAATGGTGTTATAACCTGTTGCACTCACATATACGTTATTATCATAATCTACATGACCAGGAGTTGCACAATTCCAATAAGAATTTCCTGAAGCTCCTACAAATATTAATCCATCTTCTATAGCATCTATAACATCAGCATCAAGAGCTGCAACTCTAGCTGGAGTTTGTTTTAAAGAACCGAACGGAGAAGGAACACCATTATTTTCTAAAATTACTTTTCTTTCATTTGATGTCAATCCTGCTAATGATGTCGTTGTACCTCTATAAGTTACTTCATCTGTAATAGGTAAACCAATATCTACATAAGCATATCCCCAACTATTTGTTACAATTGTTGGATTTTTTCTTCCTGTAACATTATTAATAGATTTAGTTCTATGAAATTCTCTTAAATAATCATACAAAAATAAATCCCATTGTCCATTAGGACGTCCAGCACTTGTATAATTAAATTCAATATTATAAATGTTTGCATCTCTTGCCCATCCTTGAGTATTTCCTACAGCTGTACCGGCAACGTGAGTGCCATGATTACCTGCAACGTTACTATAAGAATATGGTTGAGTTGTTGTAAATCCTAAAGCTGCACTGTGTTGAAACCAATTATAAGCATTAAATCTACTTCCTCCTGTTCCATCCGCATTTACAGCAAACTCAGGATGATTTCCATTTATATGCGAATCGACTATTATAACATCAACATTTTTTCCTGAAGATGTTGTATAAATTGTTTGATTTGTTTGTGTGAAAGAACCGTTTGTTCCCCAATTATTTAATTTTTCTCCTGCCGTTACACTATACAGTCCCCAATTTTTATCATTTGTGTCTATTGAATTACTTTTTTCAAAATTTCCTGTTTGAGACCAAAGAGGTATAGGTTCAATACCCAATTCTTTAGGTAATAATTGTACAGATAAAACTCTAGGTTCACTTCGCAATAAACTAGCTTCTTCATCAGTTAAATAATAATGTGTATTTCTGCTAATTTCTCTTACGTGTGCAATTTCTACTTTTCTATCAGGAATAAATTCTGTGCCAAAATTACTATCCATATCATCATAAAAAGAATCTATATCTGACCTATTACGTACAGTAACAATGTATTCTTTTTTATCAGACATTTTAAATTTCTAATTGTATTATTGTCAATGTAATTGTAATTGCAGTAGTGCCTCCACTTTTATTTTTTACAGTTATAGGAATATTTGTAACTATAGGATTTTCATTATTAAATCCTAAAACTGCAGGCGATATTAAAATAGTTTGATTGCCTGTTGTTATTACTTCAGCAATAACTCCTGAACCAGGAGATGGATCTGTTAATTCTGATCTTGAACTATCGTTACTACGTGATGTTGTATCTGTATAAATTCTTACCCATGCGGCAGCAGATGTTTGTATTTTTAATAAAGCATAACCTTTAAAACCTGTAATTGTTAAATTTTCAGAATTTCCATCTGTTAATGATGAAGATGTAACAGAAGATGTTGACCTAGCAGAAGCTCCAGTTCCCGCACTTCCAGTATAACCTGTAGTACCTTGAGAACCTGTATAACCACCTGCATCTCCTTTAGAACCTGTATAACCTGTAGTACCTTGAGAACCTGTATAACCACCTGGATCACCTTTAGACCCTGTATAACCTGATGCACCGATATCACCTTGTGAACCAGTATAACCTCTTGAACCTGCATAACCGGCTGAACCTGAACCAACTGTCGTGCCATTTAATGTAAATACTCCAGTAGAACTAACTTTAAGTGTATTAGATCCTGCTCTTAAAACAATTTGATTTGAACAACTAGCTCCATCTCCAATGGATTCACAACCTATAAAAATATTATTAGAACCTGAAGTGTTACCAGTGGACAAGCTTGGACAATATCCAGAAAACATACCTAAAAAAGTATTATAACTACCTACGGTGTTAACACAACCTGCAGCTTGTCCAAGAATTAAATTATTAGAACCTGTAGTATTATACCAACCTGCACTAGTTCCTGCAAAAAAGTTTCCACTGGTCGTTCCAGATCTACATCCAGCCTGAGAACCTAAAAATATATTACCGGAACCTGTAGAACATTCACCTGCACGGCGACCTACAAAAATATTATCACATGCAGTGTTTAAATTTTTCCCAGCAAATCTTCCGAAAACAAAATTATAAGAGCCAGTTCTTAATTCTTTACCAGCTTGATCTCCTATAAAAATATTATGACTTGATGTAGTAGCATATTGACCGACTAATGTACCAACATAAAAATTATTACTACCGGTAGTATTGCAACAACCAGCACCATAACCTATAAATGTATTTTGAGATCCTGTAGTATTAGAACGTCCTGCATCATTTCCTAAAAATGTATTTAAGTATCCACCTCTATTACAACGGCCAGCATATTTACCTATAAAAATATTACGTTCACCTGTTGTATTACATGCACCAGCACACTCGCCAGCAAAAAAGTTATGTGTACCAGTACCGCCAGTTCCTGTACATAAGCCAGCGCCGGTAGATACAATGTTTGATGTATTACAAACGGCAAATGGTCCACTGCCACCTGCACCAGCTGAACCTGTATATCCTATAACACCTTGTGAGCCTGTGTAACCAGCTCCTGCAGAGCCTGTATATCCAATATTTCCTAAAGAACCTGTAAAACCTGTAGCACCTGTTGAGCCTGCTGAACCAGCAGAACCTGTAAATCCAATATTTCCTAGTGAGCCTGTAAAACCTGTAGCTCCTGCCGATCCTGTAAAACCTGTAGAACCTACAGAGCCTGTATAACCAATATTACCCTGAGCACCTATTGAACCTGTATATCCTAAAGAACCTTGTGAACCAACAGAACCTGTATAACCTATAGTTCCAGCAGAACCTGTATATCCTATTCCGGCTGAACCTGTATAACCTATAGTTCCAGCAGAACCTGTATATCCTATATTACCTTGCGATCCTGTATATCCTATTCCAGCTGAACCTGTGTAACCTATAGTTCCAGCAGAACCTGTATATCCTATATTACCTTGTGAACCAGTATAACCTTTTAATCCTACGTTTGAAAATTCTACCCATTGATCAGTATCTCCATCTGTATAATAAAAATATTGTACGCCTGTTGATTCATCAATCCAAACATCTCCATATTGAGCACTTGAAGGAGGAGTAGCAGCTGTAGTTACGTCTAAATTTCCTTCTGATCCGGTATAACCTAAAGATCCTGTATAACCTAAATCTCCTTTTGAACCGGTATATCCTATATCACCTTTAGAGCCTGTATATCCTATATCACCTTTTGAACCAACATATCCTACATCGCCTTTTGATCCCGTATAACCTCTAATACCTACAGCACCATCTAAATTAATTTCCCAAGAACTTAAAGAACTGTTAGCGGCGTTATCTATATTAGTAACTTCAGCAGTTAAAACACCTGTACCTACATTGTAAGTTAAAACTTTAGCATGTATATGATTTGTAGGAGTTGCTGTTGAAGCAATTATAATTGTTTGTTGTGGTGAATAGTCTAATCCTAAATCTACTGTTGTTAATGTAATAGTATCAGTAAGAGCGTAAGTAGAAAGATTTAAATTTGTAGTTGATGTTGTATGGTAAATATCTCCATCAGCACCGGCAGATCCTGTAAATCCTAAATCTCCTTTTGATCCTGTATATCCATTAATACCTGCTGAACCTGTATAACCAACACCTGCTGATCCTGTAAAACCTTGTGTGCCTTGATCACCTTTTGATCCTGTAAAACCTGTTGCTCCTGCTGAGCCAGCTGAACCTGTATAACCTTGACTACCAGTATAACCATCAACACCAATTATACCGTCAGCACCTTTTGAACCTGTGTAACCTGTAGCACCAGCTGAGCCAGCAGAACCTGTAAATCCTGTAGCGCCAGCCGAACCTGTATAACCAGCTCCTGCTGAACCTGTAAATCCTGTAGCACCATCTGAACCAGCAGAACCTGTAAATCCTGTAGCGCCAGCTGAACCGGTAAATCCAGCACCGGCAGATCCTGTAAATCCTAAATCTCCTTTTGATCCTGTATATCCATTAGTACCTGCTGAACCTGTATAACCAGCTCCTGTTGAACCGGTAAATCCTGTATCACCTTTTGAACCGGTAAATCCTGTAGCGCCAGCCGAACCTGTATAACCAGCTCCTGTTGAACCTGTAAATCCTGTATCACCTTTTGAACCGGTAAATCCTGTAGAGCCAGCCGAACCTGTATAACCAGCTCCTGTTGAACCTGTATATCCTATATCACCTTTTGAACCGGTAAATCCTGTAGAGCCAGCTGATCCGGTAAATCCAGCTCCAGCAGATCCTGTAAATCCTGTAGCGCCTGCTGAACCAACAGAACCGGTAAATCCTGTAACGCCGGCTGAACCAGTATAACCTGTAGCTCCTGTTGAACCAGCTGAACCTGTGTAACCTGTAGCACCAGCTGAGCCAGCTGAACCTGTAAATCCTACACCAGCTGAACCTGTAAATCCTACACCAGCAGAACCTGTATAACCAACACCCACCGATCCTGTGTATCCTGTAGAGCCTGAATCTCCTTTTGAACCTGTGAATCCTACGCCAGCAGAACCTGTATAACCAACACCTGCTGATCCTGTATAACCTAATGATCCTGTATCTCCTTTTGAACCGGTAAATCCTGTTGAACCAGCAGAACCTGTATAACCTATAGATCCTGTATAACCTAAAGATCCTGTGTAGCCTTGAGAACCTGTGTAACCTTGACTGCCTGTGTATCCTCCTCCACCACCACCTGTTCCGGCAGAACCTGTATAACCTATTGGGCCTTGTGAACCTGTATAACCTGGCCCACCTTTAGATGGTAATGTTACTCTTACTTGTTGTGTAGGACCTTTTATTACTGGCATACTTTTATTTTATTGACATTTTAATTAAATTATGTTACTGTATATTTATAAATAATTTTAACTTTATTTAAATGATTTCTATAGCTATTATTGACATTATTGGATTGACTTATGACGGCGATACCTTAAACAAAAGAGGTTTAGGAGGATCAGAATCAGCCGTAATTTTACTTGCAAAAGAATTAGCTAAAAAAAATTTTAAAGTAACCGTATTTAATAATTGTATAGATAAAGAATCAAAAGAAGGAATATTTGATAATGTTCAATATATAGATCACACTATATTAGATTATAAAAATGATTTTAGTTTTGATGTAGTTATATCTTCGAGAACAGTAATACCGTTTTTACCACCACACTTATATAATCAATTTGAAAATTTTAAACCTCAAAGATATTCTAAAATAAAACAAAATGCTAAATTTAAAGCAATGTGGATGCACGATACTTTTGCTAAAGGCGATCATTTATTAGAAGATATGATTGTTCATAAAGATATGGATGAAATATTTACCCTTTCAGATTTTCATACTTCTTATGTAACTACGTGTGATCATGGTAAAAGAAGAAATTTTGAAGTACTTAAATCTCATATGTTTATGACACGTAATGGTATCGTACTTTACAAAGATGAAATAGACATAAGACAAAAAGATCCTCATTTATATGTTTATAATGCCTCTGTTACAAAAGGTATGTTGCCTCTAGTTGAAAATATGTGGGAAAGAATCAAACAACAAATACCTGAAGCCAAATTAAAAGTAATTGGTGGATATTATAGATTTAGAGAAAATGCTGAACCAGATGAACAAGAAAAAAAATGGAGACAATTAGTTGCTGATGAAAAATATAAAAAGTTAGATATCGAATTTACAGGAATAATTAAACAATCAGAAATAGCAGAATTAATGGCAAAAGCCAGCTTTATGTTATTTCCTGGTGCCTTTCCTGAAACATTTGGTATTTCAACTTTAGAATCTTTAGCATATAACACTCCTTTAATTACAACTCGTTTTGGAGCTTTAGAAGAAACAGCAGTTGAACAGGCATGCTATTTAATGGATTATGCAATAGAACCAAATAGTCTTTTTAAGTTTATTGATAAAAAAGAACAAGAAAATAAATTTGTAAATATGGTTTTACAGGCCAATGCTAATAGATACTTACATCAACAAAAAATGTATTCTTGTAATATCATAAAAGGTATTGTTGGTTGGGATTCAATTGCATTACAATGGAAACAACACATCTATAAAAAATTAGGCGCATATCTTTCAAAAGAAGAATATAAAGAAGTAAGTCATATTAATTCTAGGGTTAAAAAAGTATTTGGTAGAAGATTTAATAATTATGAAGAAAATTATTTACCTAGAAATAAAGAACAAAAGATTGTTATAATTTCACCTACTTATAATGCTTCTAAATATATTGAAAGATGTATTGAATCGGTTATTACACAAGATTATGATAATTATTTAATGGTTGTTATTGATGATTGTTCTACAGATAATACTTATGAGTTGGCTAAAAAATATGAAAGTGATAAGATTAAAGTAATAAGAAATAAAGAAAATAAAGGCGCTGTAAGAAATCAAATAGAATCAATAAACAAATTTTGTGAACGTGATGATATTGTAATGTTTTTAGATGGTGATGATTCTTTAGTAAACGATAATCAAATATTTCATTTTTATAATAATATTTATGATGGTACAACTGAGTTTAGTTATGGTTCATGTTGGTCAATGGTAGATAATATACCTTTAGTGTCTCAACCTTATCCAGAACAAATTAAAAAAGAAAAGAAATATAGACAATACAAATTTAATTGGAACATGCCTTATACTCATTTAAGAACATTTAAAGCATATCTTTTAGAAAATATTGATGAAAGTATGTTTAAAGATGAAAATGGAAAATGGTATAAAGCAGGAGGCGATGGTTCTATTTTCTATTCTCTAATAGAAAAATGTCAACCTGAAAGTATTAAAGTAGTACAAGACATTGTTTATAACTATAATGACACACACGCTTTAAATGATTATAAAGTAAACTCTGAAGAACAAACTAAAAACGCAAACAGGATATTAAATCAATGAAAAAAATATTAATAGCTATACCAACAAACAAATACGTTGAAACAAAAACAATGAAGGCCATTTATGACCTTGAAATTCCCGATGGTTATACTACAGAATTACAATTTTTCTTTGGTTATCAAATAGATCAAATAAGAAATTTAATAGCACATTGGGCAACTCATTATGATTATTTGTTTTCAGTAGATAGTGATATTTCTTTTTCAACAGATACACTTAAAAAACTTTTAAGTCATAATAAAGACATGATATCAGGTCTTTACATACAAAGAAAAGAAAACGAACATATATTAGAAGTTTATGAACACAATGATAGAGGTGGTTGTTCAAATATACCATTTGAAAAAATAAAGGATACTCCATTAGTTGAATTAGCAGCTTGTGGAATGGGTTGTGTATTAATTAAAGGAGAAGTTTTTAGATCGATACCTTATCCTCATTTTGTTTATCATTCAGCAATAGATCATAAAAATACAATATCAGAAGATGTTGATTTTTGTAGAAAAGTTAAAGCAAAAGGTTTTGAAATATTTGCTGATACAACAGTACATTGTGAACATATAGGTAATACGATTTTTAAAGTGGAAAGTACACCTAATACTCCAACTGTAAATAAAAAAGAAATTAATATAACTGATAGATTAAAAGATTTATCAACTAAAAGATTGTTACCTCAAATACACGTAGATTATTTGAAAAGTTTAAACATATCACCAAAAGTAATTTACGATATAGGTGCTTGTGTACTACATTGGACAAGTGAAGCTAAAACAATATGGCCAAATGCTGAGTATGTTGTTTTTGAAGCAATGTCAGAATGTGAATTTTTATACAAAGAAAACAATTTACAATACCATATAGGTGTACTAAGTGATAGAACAGATAAAGAAGTTAATTTTTATAAAAACACTTATCATCCTGGTGGAAATAGTTATTATAAAGAAAACGAACAAATCAGTTCTGAATCTAATAGATTGTATAATGAAAGTAATAAAAAATTATATAAAACTAAAACTTTAGATAGTATTATAAGTTCAAGAAATCTGCCTATGCCGGACTTAATAAAAATAGATGTACAAGGTGCTGAATTGGATGTTTTAAAAGGATCTAAAGAAGCTTTAAAACATTGTAAAGATTTAATATTAGAATTACAAATAGTAGAATATAACAAAGGCGCACCTTTAAGAGATGAAGTAATTAAGTATGTTGAAGATTTAGGTTTTAGATTAATTTCAGGACCTTTTTGTGATAATGGCCCAGATGGAGATTATCATTTTTCTAAAAACAATGTAGAAATAAAAATACCTACAAATAAATTTTTCGATTAAGGATTGTAAGTAGAAACTACACCTGGATAAACTGTAATAATACCTTCAACAACACGTGTTACTGTACTATCGGCTACATTAGTTATTTCTACATCATAAACCCAACGGCCATCCTCTAACTGAGCAGTTGTTGCAGGATCTAAACCTATTGTTACTATTCCATCAGCTTGATAGATAGTAATATCAAAATATACTCTTTGATATGTGGCAGAATATCCTTGAGACATTTTACCTTGAGCTGTATAACCTGTTAAATTAAAAGCAGTACCATCATCATTCTGTACTAATACATCACTTGTAAATGTAGCGCCGGCGTCTATTGATAAGTTTGCTATACCTGCCATTTTTTTATTCTTTTATTTCTTCTTTTGGTTCTTCTAATTTTTTTAATTCTTCATTAATTTTAGCATTATAATAGTTCGTAAGAACATCAACTTTTTCAAGTTCCATAATCATGCGAACTCTACTGTTTTGTATTTCTTGTCTAGCTATAATGTAATTTTTTAATATATCATCAAACTTAGTTTCGTCATATTCTTTACCGTTTATATTAATTGTCATATCATTCACCTTTATATTGTTACATTATTATTTATATAAAAAATTCAGCCATATAATAATTCTTTATGTCTGGCACTATACCTTTATTTTCATCAAGAGGCATAACCTTTTTTAATATTTCATCATACGTTTTAGTATCTTCTTCATATGTTTTAAAATATGGGTCGTTTCCATATAACAAATCTTTATCGTTTAACAATTCATAAAAATCTTCACCAAAGTCTTTTGATAACCAATAGGCATAACAAATGGCCACCACATAACTTTTTGACGGGTATATAAAAGGCATATCGGTATTATAAAAATATCTTATACAATTTTCAACAATATCGCTACTTATTTCTATTTTTATCTTTTTTAGATCGTCAGTATAATCACTATTTAATTTGTGATATAATGCTTGTCTAATTTTCCATTCTTTTTCCATAATATTCTAATAATCCTTTATATCCATTACAACTGTTATTTAAATCTTTTACATAACGATAATGTTCAGTTAAACAATGACCGTAATATTTACATTTTCTACATATATCTGAAATATTTTTTATTGGTTCTTGTTCTGCCCATTTTATATATTCTTTAATAGAACTTAATTCTAAAAAATACTCTTTATCATTTTTATCAAATTCTAATACAGCAAAATTTCCATTAGGAGTTATATAAACATGATTGTTTGAAAATGCGTTGTATTCTTTATTTAAACTTTGAATTATTTTTCCTTCATTTATAAAATCAAATTTTTTTATTACAGGACTTTCAATCCATTTTTGCACAAACAATTCAAAATCTTTATGTGTAACATATTGTTCATTTGCTTGATTTATTGAATATGGTTTAATTTCCACGCTTTCTATACTAGAACAAAGATTTAATTTGTTTATCATATCATCTACGTTCATTTCTATTACCTTTTGACTTGCAAGTATTAATACTGCAATAGGCACCGTACTCTGAAACATATTATTATAAACTAAATCGGATTTTTCTCTTGCTTCGAAATCATAACTTACACTTAAATAAAAATCGTCTTTAAAAAATCCTTCGTGTAACATAGAATAATTGGTTATTATATTAATTTTATCTTTGTAATATTTTCTTACTACATCTTTTAATCCATAAAAATAATCCTTTTTTAATGCGCCTATTTCTCCACCATATAGATCAACCCATTCTATATTTCTAACTTTACTAATTTCTTTTAATCTTTTATCTAGTATTGATAATGATATTTTTTTTTGATCACCTAATTGTTCAGTTGCGAGATAACAAAAATTACATCTAAAATTACAAAAATAACTTGGATTTATAGATACTGTTATATTATTCATCATTATATAATATTAGATCAACAGGCATAGCTAATCTTAATTTTCCATAATAAGTGTCAACACTATGATAAGTAAAACTTGGAAATATTAAAATATCTCCTGTTTTTGGATTAAACATTTCTTTTTCAAACCATTTTTTAAAATCAGGCGTATAACCTCTATTTGCATTAAAACGAGGGTCATTTATTACTAAAGATCCTCCTAGATGATTATCTTCGGATAGTAAATAAAATACCGCACTCAAATGAGAACCTGAATGATTGTGTTTTGGCATAGAATAAGAAACACCATAACCCGTTAACCATGCTCTCATAGTATATTTTTTATCTTTCAAACTAATACCTACATTTTCTTGCAAATATTTTTCAAAAAAAGGTATTACTATGTTGTATCTAAACTTGTTATAATAATTATCATCAAATAGATTTTGATATTTAATATCTGCTGATATCTTATTATCTAACCCATATTTTGTTAATGTATAATTTGTTACATCATCTAATAATGGTTTATCTTTTATAATATCTTTTAATATGATAGTAGGCCACAAATTATTAAATCCTTCTTTCATTTTGTCAACCTTTCATCTATATAATAATTAAAACTGGCCACTCGTCTAGGAAGTTTTAATTTCAGAGGTGTAACTATATGTTCATATTTTAAACTTTGATTCATAATAAGAATATCATTTTTTTTAGGGTAATGTTTTATTAAATCTTCTTTTGTTTCTGTTTTTCTAAAACAAATAGCACCTCCAATATCAACATCCATATCATCAAAATAAGTTAAAATGCAAAGATTTGGTCCTTCTATTAAATCGTTATGCCAAACCAAAGTAGCCTCATCCATGCCATTTACTAAATCTATTTTATTAGCAAGTTTGTAATTCGAATCTATTTGTTTTACGTATTTCTCACCTAGATATTTTTGAGTTGTTAATAGTTCATTTTGTATTTTTTCTTCTTTAATAACTACTTGCAAACCTACATGACCGGCATCAGTCCATTGTATATCATTGATATCTATAAATTTAAAAGGATCTTTATCATTTAATATAATAAAACCTTTTGTTAAAAAATCATTAATCATAATACACTTTCATCTATATAAGGTGTTACTTCAATATTTAGTCCATTAGATTTAATTATGTCCGGTGCTATGGTTTTCATAAGTTTGCAATGTTCTTCTACAACTCCGTGATGTTTAAAATCCTTAATTGTTTTTCTGCAACCATTACATATATTAAACATAGGACAAGTAAAACAAGATTTCTTCATACTAAGCAAATTTAAATCATCTTGTAAAGGAGTAAAAAACTCTCCTTTCATTTCTCTATCAAAATCTATGGTTTTGTCTTTATCATCACCAAAAGCACCACAAGAATAATAATCTCCGCTAGGATTTAATGCACGTATTCCAGTATCGCATTTGCGATTTTGAGGACAAGATGTTCTATCATTGTTTAATCTTTGTATCATTTGTTTTGTATTAAATTCCCAAGGTGCAAGACCACGTTTCCATATTTCTACGTATATCTGATATATCTTACTTAACAAATAAGGTTTACCTTGATCGCCACTAGACATTGCATAATTTAATTTACATTCCACACCAGTCTTACTATGACGTGTAAAATTGTGCATTGTTCCATCAGGTACAATATCTTCACTCATACGTTTTGCAAGTTCTACATTTTTAATTGCATCTTTTTCGTTTTCAGGAACAATAACAGATATAAAATCTGGCCTATAACCACAATATTCTAACATAGCATTTGAACATTTCCAAAAATCTTCTTCTGTAAATTCTGTTAAATCTCCTTTAAGACGGCCACCTCCATATTGAAAAGATGTAGTTACACCAACTCTTTCATTGTTAAATAAATTAACCCATTTGTCTGGTTTTTTATAGAATGGCCATAAATTTGTAGTTAATGCAATAGATGTATCGTAATCGTTTTTATCCAACCATTCAATAATTTTCCAATAGTATTCTGGTTCCATCATTAAAGGATCGCCTCCATTAACTATAATTGTTCTTGTTTGAGGAAATCTTTTTAAAAATGTAAATATTTGTTCAAGCGATAATACATCTTTTTTGTGTTCCGCTATTTTAGTGCTAGAACAAAAAGTACATTTAAAATTACACAATTCTGTTGGTTTAATTATTAGGTCCATCTTATCCAATAATTTCCTTGTTTTTTAAAACCTAATGGATTTAAAAATCTTTTTTGATAAGGTTCGTGTTGTATTTTTGTTAAATTTATTGACAAACTTATATATTCTAAATATGAACCTACAGGAACAATAATTTTTTTATCTTTAAACATACTTACTATATCATTCCACATTTGTCTAATAAATTTTTTTCTTTCATGTATAGTTTTTTTTTTCAAAACACCAGAATATTTAACACATCCTACAATAATTTCAGTGTCATATATATGAATTGAGGAAATACCTTTTTCTAATTTCCAAATTTCATCACAAGTTATCCATTGTTCTTCATTTTTATTTTTTAAAGTTTGTTCATAAATGTCCGGGTCGGTTTCTTTAGTTCCCCACCAAATAAACATGTGAGCTTGTCTACCACATATTCTAGGAATATATGGTTGTTTTACAGGAAGATTATCCAATTTAACATCAATATTTTTAGGTAATTTGATATTAATAAGCGATGTATCCTCGTTGTACTCGTACATCTTCGATATATCTGTGCGTAAGTTTATAGACACACTCATTCAGCTCCTCCTTATATTTGTAATCGTGATTCATAAAACATCCTAATGTACACCTATCCAAAAACTCACAAGAAGCACAATTATATTTTTCTAAAAATTTGTTTTCAATTTCATTATTGTTCATACGTTTAATAGGCGATTTGTACATACTTAATGATTTTTTGTCTTGTACCAAGTTGCCACACATACATAAAGTTCCATCAGCTAATACCAATTTACTAACTCTACATGAAGCGTAATTTTTTTTATTAAAAATCCAATCTTTTACAGGATGCACATTAGGATATTTGTCAACACAATGTTTAAAGAATTTTAAAAGTAATTCATCACTTGGCATATTAAATTTAGCGTGTTCATCAGGCATATAATAATCAAAGTAAATATATTTACCATTGTTATAAAGATAATCAAAATATTCATCACCCTCAGTTAAATAATATTCTATATTTGGTTTAGTTAATAAACAAGAAAAACACGTTACTCTATCTTTAAAATAATCTACATTTTTTTTAAACACTTCGAATTGTTTTGGATTAAAACGGCCACGAGGATCGTATGATGTTGTTAAACGTGCTTTAATATGATTGTCTTTGGAGTATTGTAATAAATCTTCAATCAAATCTAACTTATCAGTAACTAAATTTGACACCCAATTTAAAGAACATTGTTTGTTATATTTGTCTGCAATTTTTTGAATGCCTAAAGATAATTGTTTATAGGCTTCATTTAATTGTTTAGTATAAATACTAGGCGCAAATACTTCGCCACCCATCAAATTAAGAGTAATCTTATTTTTATATTCTTTACTAACAAATCTTTCAATAGGTTCTAATTTATCAAGAACCGTGTCTATGCCTATTTTATCTTGATGATTTTGCCAACAGAAAGCACAACTTAAATTACAAAATTCAAATAAATGAATTGTATATTCCTGTTCAGGATCTCTTTTAGGATCAATCAAAAATTCACGCATTGCAATCCTATAATAATCTAAACTTTGTAAGTACCTCTGTGTTATTATCTCTCTTTAAATTTAAAAGGTGTTGTACAAAAACAAAGTTTACATTTTGAAAATCAAATTTTGGTATTAAACAAGTATCAAATGGATTTGTTACAACATAATTTAATATAGTATTTAATTCTTCTGTAGTGATAGAAGTTTTGGCTGCATATTCTAAATAATCAAGCATACCAAACACAGCGTTGTCTATTTCCATGCCTTCCACATCACCGTAAATTTTTTTAACTAAATTTCGTAAACCATCTATTTGTATTTGTGTTAATCCTTCAACTTTACATGAGTTTTCTTTAGACCAAATATTTTCATCAGAATAAAATTGTAAAGAAGAAACTCCAGTTATAGGATTTGATTTAGTTAAATCAATATTACTTTCTGTAAAACTTAATGCTGTTTGAAAATTTTTATTTAAAAGATTTAACAATACCATTTCTCTATTATCTTTAAATAACTCTTTAAACCATCTTTGCAAAAATAAATGCACTATTGTTGTAAGTGAAGATGTATAATTAGATGACCCGCTAAAATGATCAGCTAAAAGAAATTCATAAGAATATTTTAAATTTAAATTTTTTATAGATTGTCTATCTTCATTAGAAACTGTTATTGAATTAAATGAAGATGATATATCTCCTAATCCTTCCCATAAAATATCTTGTTTTACAGGTATTACTGATTGCATTTGAGAATTACTAATTATTCTTTCTTTATAAATTGTTAATTCTATTAATTTTGAAAAATTATTTAAATCTAAATTTGGCAATATTGTTTTTAACCATTTAGTTGCGAATTTAATATAATTTAACTTATCGCAATATATTACTAATTTTTTGTTAGATGATTGTCCATAAGAATTTATTTCAGTTATTAAATTAACAAAATTAAAATTGTCTAAATTTTTACCATATTTTAATAATTTTCCTTGAACAACTTTATCTAAAGAATCCAATATATTTACACCATTTACATCTGAAATAATTACTCGATCAAAATTTAATTCTATTTTATCATCAAATTCTAAATATGTTTTATTAAATAAATGCAACATTTTTTATAATTTCCTTATCTTTAATTTTAGCTTCTATATAATCTTTACCTTTTCCTTGTGTTATTCCCCAAGTTAATAAAAACATAGGATTTTTGGACGTAGCCCAAAATTCATAAAGATTTTTACCTCTAAACATATAATCATTAAAATAATGAGTATAGAATTTGATATTACTATTTAGTTTATTGTAGAATAGATAAAATCTTTCTTGTTTTAATAAACTTACAAAATTAACACCTTCTAAACTTGCAGTATCATCTTTTATAAAAGAATTGGCATATTGTTTAAATTCATCAGAATTTACAATATACATGTTGAATACACTTAAACTGTCTAACTTATCAGACCATAAAGAAATTATATCTTTATTTTCTTTAATAAATGTTTCATACTTATTGGTTTTAGAAATGCCTTTATATTCTAAAAGAATATCTATAACAATGTTTTCTAATGAATTAATATTAACTAAAGTAATGCTATGCAAATATTCTTTTATTAATTCCAAATCAGGCTCTTTGATATCGGAAGGTAAGTCTAAATTACTTAAATATGTTAATAATTTTTTACCTTTCAATTCACTATTTTTATAATCAATTAAATAAAATGTTTCTTTGTCCGTAAAATGTTTTTTTAAATTATCTATCGATATTGGAACTATTGTTTCAATTATATTCATTATCTTCTTCCTCTTGATCCATGACATGAACTATGACAACTAGCATGACATACATCTATTTGTTGTGTTACGGCCGTAGTTCTAACAGCATCATAAGCCGTTGCTAAATTTCCAAAATATGTCTCTAAATTTAAATCGTCTATTATTTGTCCCGCATCTACATTTGAACTAGAAATGGATCCTAACGATGCTCTATTATCTACAGATAAATTAGCTACATTTGTTTGATCATAAATTATTCCTGGAGTCGGTCTCGATCCTGTATTTCCTCCACCACCTGTTACATTTAGTATAGCTCTTTGTTGTCTAATATTTGTATATAGAGCTGTTTCTGTTTCTAATACAGATTTAATTGTAGAAGCTGTTATTAAATCTCCTGTAATAGCAATATTAGAACCAGTAACATTAATAGTAGTTCCTGATATTGTACCAGCGTAATTAGCATCTGGCATTTCTGAAAATGGTTTATTATCTGTTCCCCAAATTATACTTGTATTAGCTACATCTGTAACCAAATCTTTAAATCTATCTACTATATTTTGCGGCGTAACTGGATTAGTTAATGTTACCATATTTTATACCTAATTTTAACTCTTTCATTAAACTTTTTGGTGCACCACATATATCACCTTGCCAAGCAAGTTGGTGGCAATCACCTCCACAAAACTCAAAAACCTCACAAGAAAAACATAAAGGATTTCTTGCACGTTCACAAGCGATGTTTTCTATTCTTTTGGGACTATTTATAAGACTTTTAATATCGTCATTTATGTGTCCAAATTGAAACTCTGGCGCCGCATTTGGACAACCTGATATTGTACCATCAGCATTTAATGTAAAAATCTTTTGTTCACAATCTCTACAGAAAGTACCACCTTTTAAAAAACCTGTTTCAAACTTACTGTATATAACTTCTAATGTTTCATTATCAAACCAACTTCTACAATTATTTTCTTTTGATTGATGGTGCATTTTTAAAAACCATTTATCCTGTTCTATGTTATCAGGGAATATTTCAGGATGCAATTTTGCATTTCCATTACCTGTTAGTCTTTCAAAAGAAATTTCTTGTACTCCTAATTGTTTTATCCATTTTAATAGTTTAATAGGTTCTATATTAATAGTATCTTTAGTTACGCTGATAAACAATTTTATTGTAACGCCTTTATTTAATAAATCTTTTACGTTTTTTTCCCACAGATTATATTGTGCATCATTTTCAAATCTTATTTTAGGATCCCAACTTGTACCTAAACGATTATTTAAAGGCCCCTTAATAAATTCATAGTGTTCTTCTTTTAATTTAAATACTAAATTTGTTGTAATACCAAAAGTACTATTTTTCCATAAATCTTTACATTCATCATATACTTTTTGCATGTGAGATACTGGTGCTAAAAAAGGTTCACCCCCATGAAATTCAAAATGAATAGAATCTTCGTTACTATCAAAATATTGTCTGAATCTTTTTATAAAATCTATTGTTTTAAAATAATCAAAATAAATTTTTTTACCATTAATACCACTAGTGAAACAATGTTTGCAATTTAATTGACAAGTTTCAGTTGTCTTTATATAAAACATCCAATTCATTCTTTATATCCTATACTTAATATCCTATACTTAATGCCCAAGTAAACGGTAAACTTTCAACTCTATGTTTGACACCTTTAGGTATAGATATTGCTTGTCCTTCTTTCACCAAAACAGGATAATTATCCGTATATACTTTTTTACCACCTTTAATAACACACAATAATACATCTATATCATCTGAATGTTCAGGAAAAGAAAACCCGCCAAACTGATTATAAAAAAGGTGCACATTTTTCATTTTAAAATTCAAATTGTATTGTTTTAATAATTGAAGATGATAATTATTATCTTCTAATCCTTCAACTTTTATATGTGGAATATTTTTATAATTTTTAATCCAATTACCATAAGTTATTTCATCTTTAACTTTGTAATCTTTGCCGTTTTTGTCTATATAGATTATTTGATTATTTTCGTATCTTGTGAAAGATATTAATTCATCATTTAAAGCATCAATCATACTGTAATATTTATTACAGCAGGATTATAGTATAATTGCCTCGATAAGTCCTTTATCATTATCTTCCAAAGCAATTGCAAATACTTTTGTAAATTCTTCACTTATTGTTGTGGCAAAACCACCATTACCTGCAACTAATTCATCGCCTTTTTTAACATCGCCTGTAACTTTTACTTTAACACGTCCTTTTAATGCAACTGGTTGACCTTTTGCTTTAGAGTTCATTAAAAAAGCAGGTCTATCTGATATGACACCTAGTGCTCTTTTACCTACAAAACATTCTGTAACTTCTTTATTTCCGCCAACCATAACTACTGTACCTATATCATAATTTTTATCTGTATCATAAATCTCAGCTAAATCGGCATATTGTGCTTGAGTAGCTGTTGTAGATAATATATTTGTTGAAGGATTATAAGATAAACTTGTATCCGTTTCTAAAGTTTGATTACCTGTAGCGGTATCTGAAAATGTTAAATAAACCGTTTCATTATTCGTATTATTCGCATTTAAAGTAACTGTTGTTGCTATTGAAGCTGTTCCTGTAAAATTAGTAGCAGTTACGTTAGCAAAAGTTACACTATCTGAAGATACATTTAATTTGGCACCTCTAATTGTTCCATCAGCAATATCCGCATTTACAATTGTACCATCAGCAATCATTGTACTAGTAACTGTACCTGTATCTCCTGTTGTAACAATAGTACCTGTTATATTTGGTACTGTAATTGTTCTGTCTTGCGTTGGATCTGTAATCGCTAGTGTAGTTTCAAATGTGTTATCGGTTGCTCCTTCAAAAGTTATTCCACCTGAAGTTAATACTAAATCTGTACCTTGTATTGTTGAAGAACCTGTAATAGTTGTACCAGAAACCGCACCTGTTCCTGTTATAGTTGTACCAGAAACAGCGCCTGTTGATGATACAGAAGTTGCTGAAATACTACCGTTTACATTTAAAGAATCATTAATTCTAACAGTTGTAGAATCTGTTGATCTAATATTATTTCCACTAATTTCTATTGTACCCAATGTGTGCAATGTACCATTAGCTGTTAAATTATTAGGTATAGTTACGTTACTAGGTAAACTTATTGTTAAAGTATCTGTAGCACTTACAACAGCATTAATTTGATTTGATGTTCCTAAAACTCTTAAAGTTTGACCAGCACCAATTTGTTGAAAAGAAGAAGTAGAATCTTCAATACGAAAACCAGCTTGAGAATATGCAACATTAGCTAATTCTACGACAGCACCTGTAATAGATGTTGATGTAATACCTGCACCAGCTAAAATTGAAGGATCACCAAAATCATTAGTAGTCAAGTTATTTAACTTAACTCGCATCTGTTCTAGTGTATCAGTGGTGTTTATTATAGTATAAGCCATTTGTTATTTTTTTAAAACCTCTTTTAATAAATTTTTAATATCTTGTAATTCTGTTTTTAAAGTATTTATTTCTTTAACCGCAGTTCTTATTTCATCACTTTGTTTTTCACGAGCTTTTATTCTATTCATATACAATTCGTATTCTTTTCTATTTGTATTAATAATAGCGTTAGAATTTGTGTCTCTAACCAAAGAATCATAACCTTGAACTTTTAATTTCATATTAAGCCGCTAAAGCGATTCCTCTTAAATCTCTTATAATTGGAGGATAAGAAGAAATCGACCCTTTCATAACTATTTTAATTTGAAATGCTGTAAATTCTTTAATTCCTGTTACTGAATATTTGTATTCTTTAAACGTAAAATCATCTTCCGAAGGCGTTACAGAAATATCTTCACCACCATCTATATTAAATGGAACCCAAGATAAATCATTTATATTTCTAACTTCAGAAGCACTTGTTGTTCTGTAATAAACTTTAACAGAAGAACTTGATCTAACATTTTGAGTTAGTCTAACGTCTAATGATGTAGAAGCATTTTCTAAAACTACAGATCGTGTTAAATAAACGGCAGCTGATGATGTTCCTGTTGAAGCTGTGTCTGAAATATAATTTGGTGTATTTCCTGATGTTGGATTATTTAATCTATTTTGCACAGCAACCATACTAATACGTTTAGTATCTAACACAGGAGAAAGTTTAGTGTTAGATGTAGTTAAAGTTAGATTAACAAACAAAGATTTATTTCCTGCCATTTCATTTGTTTCATTTATAGAACTTGCAACTAATTGAGGAGATGTAAAGTAAATGTTGTCTCCTGTATTTACATTTATAAAGTCAGAAGCAGCAGCTAAATTGAATTCTGTTTCTGTACCATGTATTGATTTACCAGTAGTTGTTCTCATAGTATAATTTATAGTTGTTCCTGGAACTGTTAATGTTGATAAATTTAAACAAGCAACATCAAATAATCTATTTTGAGTAACTGTAACTGTTGAACCGCCAATATCTCCTGTAGCAGTTGCAGTTCCAACCGTTGTAATATCATAACTGTCTAAAGTTACATTAGAAATACTTGTGTATGTTCCATTAATTTGTGTGTGAGTGATACCATTATAAGTGCCAGCAGCAACTCCTGCAATAGTAACATTGTTTGATGTGCCGTGCATACCGTGATTTTTATGGAATACTCTAATTACACCTGAACTATTTGTTGTTCTTAAAGAATTAGTAGGCAGTGTTCTTGTAGGTAAAATATCATTTACTAAAGTAACAGTACCAGTTGCATTTTCAAATTCAGCTCTATTAATTTTAAATTTAATATCTTCCATCTGTTCTGGTGTCCAAGTAGAACCGTTTTGAGATTTAAATAAAACACCTGCATAAGGGTTTTGAGATATTGTTCTATCTGATCCTATTTGTGTATCTCCTAATCTTGCAACAAAAGCATTATAGTTATTACAATTACTTAATAGACAAAAAGCATATTCAGTTTTTTCTTGTAAGTAAACAGGAGAAGGAAAACTAAATTTAGTAGAAACCGTAGCATCATCACTAATACTTACTTGACTAGGATTTAATACAACCTCACCAAAAGGAACAATTGTTCTTGATGGAGTTCCATTTATAACTTCTCTAATTTGTAATGTAACTGGAATATTAGAATCTTTTGATTGAAAATATGTTTCAATAGATGTTACAAATACACCACCTGTATCATCAACTAAGAAAGTTTGAGCTATTGGATCAATCCATTGTATAACTTCTGTTGTTGTTCTTGTAGATGTTCTAGTAATATTTCTAGTATCGCTAACAGTTTGTCTAACTAATTGAGGTTCTCTCGTTGACACAATTGTGTTTTGTACTGTTTCTAAAGAACCTTTAGCTATATAATCTGCTTCAGCTGAAGTTTCAACATCTGAAGAAGAATTTGTAGATGAACTTGTTAATCTGAATAATCTTTGACCTGTTCTCCATCTAGGATTAGAATTTACAGTTGCATCAGGTATGATAAAAGTTCCTGATACTGCACCATTAGAATCCGTTACTAAATTTCCACCTAATGAACCACCTGTAGGCGTAACATAAGGCGTAATAGAAATATTATCAAAGAAAGGATACAATCTTGTATTTGGTTTTAATCTAGTAGCTGTAAAATTGATAGTTCTACTTCTAATAAAAGGTATAAATGCAATATTAACTATTTTATCTCCTAAAGATGTTCTTACAACTTGAGGAACTATAGCTGATCTGATACCTGTTCTTGTTTGAGAAATTTGTTGTGCTGTAGTAGTTGTAAAATCACCAAATCTAACAGTTGTTCCTCCAACTCTTCCTATATATGAATTAGTTTGTTCTGTAGATTCTGAAGGAGTTCCTTGCCAGAAATCTTGCCATTCATTCCATACAGTATCAATTTCAACACTTTCTAAATTAGGATTTCCTAGATTAGAAACCATAGTATCGAAACCGCCTTGTTCATTTATTATTAAATCAGGCGCTCTGTTAGTTTCTTTCCATTCATCTCCTGGAGGATCAAGTGTAACAGAACCTGCCCATGTAAATACGTTAAAAGGATTTACATTAATATATTTGCTAGCATAAGGTTGATTTATTAAAGTTGTTTCTGTATAAGGTAGAGTAATTAAATCTCCTGTTTTTTGATAATTAGCTGATGATCTGTTAGTGTTTGTAACTGTAGTATTTCCTTCGTTAGTAGCTTCTGTTAATTGTACCGATTCAGAATTAAACATAGGCCTTACATATCCACCTGCCATATCCATAGAACATTTGTAATCTAAATTTCCTACATCTCCTATACCATGACCTGTAAAATTATCTACAATAAATCCATTTTTGAATCTGTCAAATCCTTCAGCATCTTGTATTTGTAATGATTGAGCATTTGCTTCCAATAAAGATAATTGTGTGTAATATTCAACATTAGAAATTCTTTTTTCTAAAGCACCAATATCTCTCATAGTATATCGTTTATTATCTATTTTTTTGATTTTTAAATCTGAAGTACTTAAAGTATAAGCATTTAAAAATATAGTGTAAAGGTGCATAGCATTTTCAAGACCTTTAGGTACTTGAGGATTTAAAGAACTAGAACCTTTTACTATTTTTAAATTTCCATCTTTATCTAAAAATACTTTATCTATTCTTGGCAAATAATATTCTAAATCGGTACTAACATCAGAACCAAATTGAACTATATCTATAGTTGAAGCTCCTGTTCCGCTATATTGTCTATCTTGTCCTGAACTTGTTATTGTTGATGCGTCATCAACTCTCGGTCTAAAATCTAAACAATCTCTCAATTTATATGTTTTGCCTGTAGTATCAGAAGTATATTCAGTTATATTTTCATAATCAGAAGAACCTGAATAAGAATCTACGTCAAAATAATCTCCTGAACCATGAGAATAGTAATCGAAATCTATTAATAAACGGCCAGTTGGAGTTATAGCTCCTGTTTTTAATTTAATTCTACCTATGTCGTAAAAATTATCTCTTTGTCCGTTATCTAAAATAAATCTAGCAGTAACATTTGTATCTGAAGTTGTAGCATTAGTTGAAAAATTTGCTGACATGTAAATATTATTAATAACGTAAATATCTGCTTTTCCTAAACTAATAATACCAGATTCTATTTCTGATTGACTAGATACTTGTTTTGTAGAATTTGCATTAAGTGTTTTTGTTTTGGAACCTGCAACTGAACGATTAACTGTTGCTAATATTTTAATTTTAGCATTAGAATAATTTGTTCCAAAATTTAAAGTTAAAGTTTTTCCTGTAGGAGAACCACCTAATGTAAATATAGCACTACCATTATGGTTATTTCCTGAAAGACTTAAAACATCTCCTACTGCACCTGCTGTTGCTGAACCAATACTCATTATAGAAACAGAGAAATCTTTTTCAGTTAAACTTGAAAATATTTCATTTGTTCCAGCAGTTATTGTTGCACTTCCTGAAGATAATGTTGTTGTAAAGTGTCGTCTTACTTTAAAATTTGTATCTGTAATTCCACCATTAGCTGTAGTTTTTAATGTTTTTATAACACTATAAGGCAATTCAAATATTGAAATATTTTTATTTGAACCTTGTAATTTTCCTCGTTTTCTAACTGCAATTGTTTTTGTAGATACATCTGAACCACCAACAGCAGTTAATAATTGTAAACTTGTATTGGAAGAAATAGATTCAATTATTCTAGTTATAGAACTTCCCGCATCAGTAGTAAATGTTATACTATCTCCAACTCTTAATTCAGCACTAAATAGTGTACCAAATCCTGTAACTGTTGTTCCACTATTTGCTACTGACAATGAACCAAACAGTGTATAATTATCACCATAAGTTGAATCTGTAGAAACATCAGAAGTATATGTTGGAGAACCGGACATACCAATTTGTTTTACTGAAGTAAAATCAAAAGTTTGTACACCATTAAATCCATATCTATTATCTTGAATAACAGCTGTTAATGAAGAAGTGTTTCCTGTTATTGTTTCACCAGCAACAAAAATTCCTGTTACATTATTAAGTACAACAACTCCATGTGCAGCTGTTGGAGCTGAACTATAAGCAGTTACGTTTACTGTAGATGTTCCGGCAGAATTATATAATTGAAAAGTGTTTGTTGTTGGATTTTTTACAGTAAATACTGTACCGCTAGAATATGCAACAGAGTCAATACTAAAAGAACCACCAGTTAAAGTAATTTGTTGTCCTTCTTTAAAAGAATGTGAACTTAAAGTTACAACTCCAGGATTTGCAACAGAAATACTTGTTACTGCTGAAGATTTTGTTGAATCTAAAGATTGAACATATCCATAAGCACCTGAAGTTCCTCCTGTTACTTTTTCTCCATCGGTAAAATCTACTGCTGTTTTAATATTTAAATGAGTAAACATTTCTATATCAAATAGATAATGTTTATAAACAGCGTTTGTTAAAGAAGAGCTAGCAAATATATTAGAACTTGCCGTACCACTATTTAATTCAAATCCTTTTGATTTAGCTCTACCTATTTGTGGTACAGTTACACCTGTTGTAGATTGTTCAGTACCTCTTGAAGATGTTGCCGTATCATATAAATTTACATTTTTAAATGCCTCAACATCGCTAGATACAAATCCTATATCAGGAGTTCCATATACGTTAGTTACATTAACATAATTTTCTACATCAAATCTTGTATTAAAATTATTTTCGGAATCGTAATCTCTTGCTTTATCAGAATCTATAAAAGTTGTTCCAATAGTTTCTATTTCATATCCTTTAACATAAGCTTTACCTGGACCAACACCTATCGCTAATTTTGCTGGATTTCCACCTTGTGCTAAAGTGTATATACCTCTATTATTACCATCAACAATATGTTCTCTAATATCTAAATCAAAATCTCTAACAGTGTAGTCTCCTGATTCATCATACGTTCTTCTCGCCATATTATCTTCTAATACAGCATAATTAGTTCTAGTAACTTGATTTAATCTAATACCATTTGATAATCTTAATAATTCTACAAAATTAGAATCATCAGTTGATGTTAATGTTCTTTTAGCTAATGTTAAATCTATTTTGAATCTATGAGCTCCTGGTGCATTTGCATTTGAAGAACCTTGAGCATTATCAACTAAAGAGACATCATCATTTGGTGTTATAAAACTTTCAGTAATAGTTAAACCTACTCTGTAACTAGGTGTGTTTGTATATTTGTCTAAAATTAAAGTTTGTTCTGTTACAGATACATGAAAACCGTTAATGTAATAAACACCTTCTGCAATATTGGCTGCTGAACCTGTTGCTGTAGAATTTACAACAGCTGATGCTAAAACAGTAACGCTACCGATTGCCGTAGCATTAATTGTTTCTCCGTTAGAAAATGCAACAGAAGTATTATTTGTTCCTGTTTTATTGTATTTTACATATAAAGTATCAGGATCTGTTCCATCATTAGCAACAGCATTAACACAAATACCTATAACGCCTGATGTAACACCTGTTAATTGTTTACCAATATAATCTGATATTGAAGAATATGTTTTAGATGTTAATTTAACAGCATAATAATTCAGATCAAATCCAATTTCACCAGGAATAACCATTGTTCCTTTTTCAAAAAGGTGATCGGATACTCTTTCAATTTGATTTTGAAGAATTGATTGAGATTGTGTTAATTCTCTAGCTTGTACAGCAAAAGAAGGTCTATACAATATTCTATGAAATTTTTTCGACTCATTATAATCATCAAAATAAGGCGAAAGGTTAAAGTCTGTTGGACTTGGCATATTTCTCCCTAAAACTCAATTACTAATTTAATATTCTCAGTTTGGTCGGATGCTCTTGTTATTGGTGCTCTATTTTCAATATATAACACATCACCTTTATGTCTGTCCAACTCTGATCCTTTATAACCATTAGTAAACGTAATTTGGTCGGCAGTTTCACTTGCAACTGAACTTGGAGTTCCTGTAGCACTTGAAGTTGCTCCTGTAATAACGTTTGCTCCGCTAAACGCTGTTAAATTACCATTACTATCAAGACCCTCATCATTGAATCTAGTTTGTATGTAATGTAATATTCTATTAGTAGCGTCCCACTCAACAACTTTTCCTACAGCACCTGTTGTCGCTTGAGATATTTTTTCATCTACTTGAAAAGTTCCTGGAGTTGGTGATGAAGCAAATCTAACTGCTTTTGTTGCTCTTAATGTTGTAGCGCTAGCAGCTGTTCCACTAGAATATGGATCTCTTATTAATACTATTCTTCTAAAATCGTTTTCAGAAGTGAAATCTCCAGTATTTGAAGATTCCGTTCCTTCTAAATTTACGTTTAACATTACAAAAAATCCACCCAATTCTTTTACAGCATCAAAACCGTGTCCGCCTTTGTGTTCTACAATACAATCTAATTCAGCACCTGATAAACCTGTAGCACCAGCAGAAACTATATCTGCATTACGAATATAAGCAATAGTATAACCTGTTCCTATATTTGTAACAGTAACTGATGTTACTGCTCCACCCGAAACCACAACTGTAACTGTTCCTGAAGAACCATCTCCACGAATTGGAATACTTGTATATGTTCCGTTTGTTCCACCTGAACCAGCAGATTTAATTTTTACAATGTTGATAGCGCCATCTACAGCAGCGGATGATACTGTAGCATTTGTTGCTACAGCCATAAAATCTGTTGATAAAAAATTTGCTTGTTGTGAAGCTGTCAAAGTGTACATATATTTCCACTTATAACCATCAGCTGTTGTTATAATATTAATAGAAGTTCCTGTTGGTTCTGTTGTTGAAGCAGAATTGTTATTATTGTTTAAACATTTATAAACATTTCTATCTGCTGTTAAAACATAAAAAGTAGCATCAAATAAAGTTGTTGCACCACTATTTGAAGTTTGAGTTGTTGTTGTTCCTGTAATTCTATTGCCGTAATCGTTTCTATAGATGTCGTAAGTTGTTCCTGTTGTCCAGTTTCTTCTAGGTATTACATAAGATACGTCTGATGCTGTAATTTTTTTTACAGCAAGCAAATCATCATATGTATAAAATTCTTCCGATATACTATCTGCTGGAGTTATAGATGCACTATCTGTTCCTTGATTATCTGTTCTTAGATCACCTCTTGTTTGTGTTGCAAATGGTTGAGGTCTACCTATTCCTAGATAATAAAGATTAGACGCTGGTTCAGAAAAAGATTCTGCAAATTGTTCACTATTGTGTATTCTAAATTTATTTGTTATAATTGCTGGCATATTTAATTTCTTTAGTTATATTTATACAAGTTTTTCAAACTTATTATTATTTATACTCATTTATGGTATGGTTATCGTAGTGATTTCGGAAGGCATAGTTAACTTGGTTTTAATACCTCTGCCTAAATTACTCGAAGAAAATAAAAGAGTATTATCATTACCGTCCAATGATGTTTTAGTTCCAAATGTAACATTATTACTTAATTCTGCAATAGAATAATTTGTTCCGGATAAAGCAAAAGTTTTAAAAATTTCTCTATTAATAGTTCCATATCTGGGGCCAGCATAAACAAAACCGTTATTAACTTTAGTTCCATTAATAATACCTCTTACTCTAGATTCTACAGAAATGCCTATAGGAGCTCTTTTTAAAGTAATATCTCTAGTAGTATTTGAGAAAGGAGATATAGTAGATGTGTTTAAATCTGCTTTAATACCTAATTGAGAATTTGCTCTTAAAGTTGTACCATCATCTATAGTACCTAATCTTCTACCAAATATTGTAGAAAATAAAGTATTAAGAATACTGAATAACGGCTCTTCTGATTGTAAAGATACAGCACCTATTATAGGAAATCTAACTTTAACATTTAGTCTTGAATTAATATTAACTTGACCTGTAAGATAAAAACCTGATGTGTGCATTGTTTTTTTGAAAGTATCTCTCCATTCTGTTATAGAACGGCCAACTTTTATAACATAAGAAAAATCTTGATAATATAAAGAGTCTTGTATTCTTATAGTATTTTCAGAAACAAATCCATCTTCATTTATATAAACTCCTTCGGTATTAGCAATTGAACCAATATTCAAAGATGCTGTGGCTGAATTTGATCTTGCAATTGTACCTGTAGCTCCTGATGAACCTCCAGATATTGTTAAATTTTGTGTTATAGTTCCTGAACTATTTTTTAATACTAATAATCCTGTATCTTGATTATAATTAACAACAACTGCTGTAACCGAAGTACTAGTAGTTACTGTTTCTCCTTCTATGAAAATTCCTGAAATGTTTGTTAATATTAAATTTTTATATAAATTTAAAGTAGGAGGTGTTGGAGAATTTTCATAACCTTTACCATATTCTAATATTTTCAAATCTAATACATTACCAATAGTCGTAGTGTAAGCTTTTAAAACTGCATTATTACCTGTTGATGAAATAGTTATTGTGGGTAATTTTGTATATCCACTACCACCATTATACAGATAAACATCTGTTATATCTCCTATACCTGTACCAAATTCTTGTACAAATTTATTTCCTGAATAAGTATCTTCTTGTGTTGTCGCTTCTTCTAAAGTGATTCTGTCGTTTGAACCATCTTCTAAAATAATACCACCATTAACTATTGAAATAAATCCGGCCGCACCCGATCCGTTTGTATTTGTATTATCAAAAGTTAATTCATCGCCTATTGAGTAACCCAAACCAGGATTATCAATTATAATTTCAGAAATACTACCTGAACCTATAGACTTAGTTTGTACTATAGCCCCTTCACCTCCTCCTACAATAGATACATTTTCAGATTCTTCGTGCAAAACTCCTGAATTTGTTATTGTATGTGAAATAGGAATTCCTGTAATTGTTGCTTTAATTAAAATATCGTCTGTGTCGTTTACTGTTCCATTGATTTGTTCTCCAATCAAAAATGTTCCTTGAATACTATCTTCGTTTAAGATAAATTCAGAAACAGTATTAGATCCTATTAGAAATTTACTTACGTTTTCTACTACTGCGGTTGCACCGGAAGTTTTACCAGTTATAGTTCTTCCTATTAAATTTAATGTTTCTCCTTCTAACTCTAACGATCTTAATATTTTATTAACTGTAAATTTACCATCAGATACTCTTAATATTTGTTCTCTAGGATAAATTGTTTCTGAAGCTTCGTTAAATAATAATCTAAAAAATAATTCATTACCTATTTTAGTACCTTTAGATTGATATAAAGATTTTATATTTTTAATTAAATTCCTTTTATTAATATTATTATTTAAATTTTCAGGTAATGTTGCTAAAAATTCATTTCTAAAATTAATTAAAAAGTTTGATATTGCTTTATCAGGATCTCTAAAATTTAATAATTCTTGTATATTGTTTACAGGATTTGGTCTATAATTATTAATTACAGCACTTGCATTAGAAGAAGAACCTAATATTGTTTCTCCTTTAATAAATTTGTCTTGTGCAACAACAAACAATTTATTATTATCTAAATCTTCAGCAAGTATGGTTGATGTTGCTTTTGATGTTTGTCCTGTAACTATTTCTCCTTTAATAAATTTACCATAAGAAGAACTTTCTAAAATTATTTTATCGCCAGCATCTAAAATAGTTTTTTCAGATTCAACACGAGAACCATCTAATAATAAATTATTTTCTTGATCAGTTTCAGTTTCTAGTCTTATACCATCAGTTGTTTGTACACTTGTAACCACCAATTCGGCAGCTTCCATAAATGTATAATATGTTTTTAAAAATTCTACAAATTTAAGATGATCTTCAAGTACAAAATCAGGTACTTGTGAAGTAAGTAAATTGGATATTTTATTTTTAAAATTAGCCATAATTAATAGCTAGTTGTTGTTGTGTAACCTACTCCTGCTTCTGCCGAACCTCCAACAAAAGCATCTGATTGAACTGTAATATAAGAATTTTGTATATCAATTTCTACGATTTGATCTCTTACAGGAACTATATCATTAGAATTTGGTTTAACAGTTAATTCAATTGCAGTTGATGTTTGATTTCTAATATTTTCTACATTAGTTATATTTAAAGATGTTAATGTAATTTGGCCTGTAGAATAATTAATTGTTCCTTGAGTATTATTAGCATATGTTCTAACACCATTCAATAATCTATATCTTCTTATATTTCCAACGCCATCATCATCTAAGTAATAAACGTTTGTTGTATCACCATTAATTTTAAAACCACTTGATTCTAAAATTCCTCCTTGAGAAGCATTATAACCAGATACAGGATTGTATAAAGAGTTTCTAAAATAGATATCATATCTTGTAGAAGAATTTAAAGTTGGAGTAAAATTTTTTCGTATTTTAATAGTAGTTATGTTTGATACTATACTAGTATCAGTATTGTCTATTAAACCTACAACTTTGGAATATCTGAATATGCCATCAAATTTTTGTAATGTATCTGTGTTATAATTTGTTAAAGTATTAATAACGTCCGATTTTAAAGTGTCAGAAGTTTTTGTTGTTAATCTTGAATCATATTTTACATTACTTGTAATTAAAATAGAAGTTTTTTCAGGATCTACAATAACAGGCCTTACAGAAGCAACATTGTAAGGTTTTAATGCTGTAACTATACTTGCTTTTGTTGTATTTGTAAGTGTAGAACCGCTTTTTGCTTTTATAGCAATTTTTACAACACCATAAACAGGCGTCTCATCATTTTCTCCGCCCCAAGCACTTACAGATAAAGCATTTGGATAAATTGATTTGACAATCGTTTCATAGTCAGTTGTTGTTACAGCTCTGTTTTGAGCTGCATAATTTAAAGGTGCATTGAAACGAATTGACTCTTTAGATTCTGCCGTTGTTCCACCTTGTGATGCTGAATTTGTAACTATAGATATGTCCGAAAATCCACCAATCGTAGTTGACAATGTAAAAGAAGATGCACCATTTGATTGATCTCTGTTTGTAACAATATATTCTAATATTATGATATTACCATCAGATAAAGAAGAACCTATAACACCATCACCAAAATAAATTTCAAATTTTCCTTCTTCTCCTTCTTGTAAAAAATAAACATTAGATGTACTTGTTACTCCATTAAAACCACCGGCTAATGAATAGACATTTGTAGTTGTATCTGTAGAACTGTTTTGTATAGAAACTTTTAGTGTCGTTGTGTCAGCATTTAAACTATTGATTACAAATTTTTGATCAGGATCATTTTTATCTACTGTATATCTATAGGTTACCAATGTTCCTTCATAAACATTTACACTTGAAAAATTGTAAACATCATTTACAGGAGAAATGGTATAATCTTGATTTGTTATATATTGATAAGTTGTTCCTAAAACAGAAGTTGTAAATATTGTTCCTTTGGATAATGTTAAAGTTGACCCTGTTGCATCATTGACAGTGATATTTAAATTTGCTACAGGAGCTCTGACAGAAGATGGAGTATAATTTAACATTTTTGCTAAAGATACAATATTTTTTCTTATATCAGCACTATCTAAATACATTTCGTTTGCTAACATATTAGCGTTGAATCCTAGATAATGTGTGTTATAGGCTAATGTGTCTAAAAGAACGGCAAAACCAGATCCTTCAAAATTATAATCTGAAAATTCTGATTGACTTTGTAAAAATGTTCTTAAATTGCTTTTTATATTATCAAAATCAAAATCTGATACTTCTAATTTATTACTTGCCATCTTATCTTAGTCTTTCTAAAAATGTTTGTACTGTTACCAATTCATTCGAACCAATTACATAAAAATAAATTGTCAAATCATAAGCATTATTATCATAGTTTGGTCTTGCTGCAATTTGAACTAATTTAATTCTAGGTTCAAAATTTACCAAAACCTCTTGTACTTTTCTTTGTAGGTTTAATGCTGTAAGAGGTGTCATTAATTCAAATAACATAGCTCTAACACTAGAACCTATTTCAGGATGAAAAGGCCTTTCAAAATGAGAAGTATTAATCAAATTTCTAACACTTCTTTTAACAGCTTCAACATCTGTTAATTTATTTACATCACTAGTTACTACATTACGGCCAAAATCCAAGTCTAAATCTTTGTATTTTACATTAGCACGTTTACTGTTGTTTGTGCTAGAGGCATCGTAATTTGGCATAAGTATTAATATTTATAAGATATTATGGATTGATTAAAGGATTTCCTTGATTATCTGAAACACTTTGTGTCCACGTCTCATCTTCATTTTTAACTAAAACTGTTATAGTAAATAAACCTTCAATTGAAGTATAATACTCATCTTTTATTTTCTTTTGCAAAATTAAAGCTTCTTCATAAGTTGAAGCCTCTTCTGGTTTTCCTGTTAATTGATTAAATACATTATATTTTTTCATATTTTCCTTTCCTTATGATACTGCACCCCATACATTACCTGTAGTTATATATGTTACTGAATATCCATTTAAATTTATTGCTTTACCTCCTGTTCCTCCAGATTGTAACCATCCTACATTAGTATATCCACCTGATGCTCCCCAACCACCTCCACCTGCGGCATTACCATAGACAGCTTCTCCACCTGTAGCATTTTGACCAGAATTGTTTGAAGACCCGCCTGAAAATCCATTGAAATTTCTTCCTCCACCTCCTCCTGCTCCTCCACCAGCTCCACCCCCTCCACCATTGCCTGGTAAAATTCTTCCTCCTCCGCCTCCTGCAATTCCTGAATTACCTCCGTTTGCTCCTGAATTTCCTACTGAACCGCCTGATCCTCCTATGCCATTTAAAAAACCTCCAGAGTTAGCTCCATTTCCTCCATCTCCACCGCCGGCTCCACCTCCGCCTCCTCCTCTAACAGAAGAATCTGAAAGCGCACTATTATTGCCACCTCCTCCACCACCACCTCCTGCAATATAAGAAAGATTATCAATAGTTATATTATTAAATATTGAAAGAGCAGGGCCTCCATTTCCAGCTGACGTAGTATTTGGAGCATTAATTCCATTTCCTCCTTTGCCACCTTTTCCAATAATATATCCGTTATTTACTAATTTTAAAGTATCTCCTGAAACTAAACCATCAGTAATAATTAATCCAGCGACAGAAGTTGAATCAGACCAAACATAAACTCCTGAATTTACTGTAATTGTTATATCGCTTTTTCCAGCTATGTAATTTGTAAAAGTTGTAGGATTTAATGATAGTTGTTGTGAGTTTGAAGATATAATATAATTTATTTGTACTCTATTAGATTTGCCATAAGCATCACTTAAAGAAATAGTACCAGACGGAACATTTAATAGTGTTCTGACACTACTATCATTTAAAGAAATTATTTGAGTTGATGAATTTCTTAATTCAACATTTATATCACTTAATGAAATACTGCCTGATGATTGTAACGTCATTAGATTGTTCCATAACCTGTTACGTTTCCTATCACAGTTAAATTACCACTAGAATCAATTTTCATCTTATCTGCTCCTGAATATGAAAATATTAATGTGCCAGAAGATTCTCTAACAGACCAATTTGTTGTTAAATATCCGTTAAAATTTGACCCTGTATATCCTGTTATACCTTGACTTCCTGTATATCCAATATCGCCTTTTGAACCTGTATAACCTGAACTGCCTGTATAACCTATAACAGTGGATGCTGAACCAGTATAACCAATATTACCTTGTGAACCTGTATAACCTTGTAATCCATAAGAATGTAAAGCAGCTTCAAAATATGTTCCATTACCAGAAGAATTAATTGTTTGACTCGTTGTATTTGCTGTATATACAGTAAAATCCAAATAATCACTACTACCATTCATGTAAACTAAATCAGTTGCAATTTGAGAATATCCTGTTGCACTGTGAAGATTGGTTTGAGAAATGGTAACAGTATTATTATTTTTTCTAATTTGAATATTATTTTGATTGTTGGTAATAGAAGCAGCATCCCACCATACAACAAAAGTTACAACATAATAACCCGCTACGGTTGGAGTAAATTTTTTTGCTGTTGGATCCCACCAATTGTTTGGATCAATATCATCAATAAAGGGTAATACGATATCAACTCCGTTATTTGCAGTTACAACACCGTTTATTTTTCCACGAACAATATAAGTTCCGGCAGTTAATGTGGCCTGACTACCTGTATAACCTATTGAACCTTGTGAACCTGTATAACCTGTTACTCCTTGTGAACCTGTGTATCCAGCACCGGTAGAACCTGTATAACCTATTGAACCTTGTGAACCTGTATAACCTGTTACTCCTTGTGAACCTGTATAACCTAAACTTCCTGTATAACCTATTGAACCTTGTGAACCTGTATAACCTGTTACTCCTTGTGAACCTGTGTAACCTATTGAACCTTGAGATCCTGTATATCCAATTGATCCCGAATAACCTAAATCACCTTTTGATCCTGAGTAACCTGTATCGCCTTTAGAACCTGTATATCCTAAACTGCCTGTATAGCCTAAATCACCTTTAGAACCTGTATAGCCTATATCGCCTTTAGATCCTGTGTAACCTGTGTCGCCTTTAGAACCTGTATAACCAAGCGAACCTGTGTAACCTTGTGAGCCGGTATAACCTCCTGCTGGGCCTTGTGATCCTGTATATCCTGAATCTCCTTTTGATCCCGTATAACCTAGTCCGGCTAAAGGAGATCCATTAAGTGTAATAGTAGTAGCATTTAAAGAACCTACATTTAAATTTTTTGTTGTTGTATTTCCATTTCCTAAAACCCTATCAATAGTTGTATCTTCATACAAATCACGGATATTTTCATCCATTTCATCATAGGTTAAAGCTTCTCCTTTTACATTTCTATAAGTTATAGTCATTAATCTGTTTTATCTCCTTCATCATTATAATAAATGCCAATATAACTTTTATAATTGTTACCAACTATACCCGGATTTTTATCAAAATATCCAAAAGCAGCATATTCAAAACGTTCTGTTTCTGCTTTTGTTGGTTGACTTGTAAAGGTTAAACCTGATGCGTCTAATTCTGCCATATTATCCCGCAAATACGTTTTCTGAACCTGTGGCCGCTTTATTTGGAACCCAACAGCCGTGTCCACCTGTTGCATCTTCTTTTCTATGTACGCCTATGCCATTTATAAACACTGTTATACTTCCTTCAATAGCAGGATCTGTACAAGCACAAGTATCTCCAATTCTAACTGCTTTTTCTCCATTTATAAAAACATTTTCAGAACCAGTTTTGTAAGGAGTTTGATGATAGGGCATTTTTAAACAAGCATGACCTATATGTCTATCTAAATTTACTCTACAAATTGCTGGCATTTATTTTTTTTATCTTCCTTGGCCTCTGTAAGCTTTAAAACTTCTTCTTTTATGTTTATTCATCATAGATTTACTATGAAATCCACGACCAATACTAGTTCTTTTTGGTTTGCCTGCGTTTTTTAATGAGTTTGCGTTGTTTGCAAATTTTTTTGCCATTTTTTTTCACCTTTTTTAGTTTTTTAGAATCATTATCATCAATCATAAATGACAAATCATCAATTTTATCAAAATCAATCATATATTTACTATTTATAATCAATTTTTTTGTTGTATTTTTGCAACATTTGATTAAGTTACTGATTTAATTGCCTTTTATTTTTAAAAAATTGCATTTTTCGCTTGTTTTAAGTAAAAATACAGTGTATATTATATGTATTAACAACAAAAAAGGACTAAAATATAATGTTTACTAAAGAAGATGTTAAATCATTGTTACTTGTTGCTTCTATTGTATTAGGAAGTTATGCTTTATTTTATATCGGAGCAAAATATATGGTTGCTTATGGCACATCTAACTGTATAATTGGTTGTATTTAATGAAATCAGATCAAATTTTAAAATGGGTTGCTACAGGAATATTAATAGTTGGTAGTTTAGTTAACTCTCTTGGTTATTATCCTGCCGGCCCAATGATATTAGGACTTGGTGCTATTGTTTGGTTGATTGTAAGTATTATGTGGAAAGAAATGTCTTTAGTTGTTACCAATCTCATATTCGCTATTGTTACTGCTATAGGACTTATTATATATTATTTAAATGGATAGACCAGAAATTATTGATATCAATTATGAAGGCTCTTGGGGAAAATGTTATCTTGTTAAGTATAAAGGATTTTCTAACGTAATGTTAAAAGAAGAAATTACTGATTGGTGTAAAGAGGTTGATGATTTAAATTTAACCAAGGATATGTAAATGCTGTAACCAAATGATTACAGTTATAAGTGTTGTTACATAAACACTCAATCCATTCCAATTCGTAATCATATTCTTGTAAGTTACCTGCATTGTATTCAGGTTCGTTTTGTCTGTGCGTGTACATATTATTATTTATCTAATAACTTTTTTATTTCTTCATACCAATAGATACCACTATCTCGTAACTTATCATTAGAGTTTCTTAATTTTTCCATACGTCTTTTAAAATAAGCTAACTGACCACGACCTAGTTTATCACTATCTTCAATGTAACTAATAATGTGATCTATATCAGGACATGTAAAATCTGGTATCTTTGGTGCTTTTCTTTTAAGTGTTTTTAATTTAGGTTTTCTACCAGCCACGTTTTCTCCTTAATCTTTGAGAAAGTATCTTTAATTTTTTTAATTTTTTAACTTTTTTAATATAACGTCTGCTTTGACAAAGGATAGAAAAATATAGATAACTTAAACCAATAAAAATAATGCCAATTATTATTAAACCTATGTATTTGTTGGTCATTTAAATCCTTTGTTGTGTCAAAGGGTGCCTAGTTACCTAGGCACCTGAAATATAGATTGTTGTTATTCTTCGTCTGTTTCGTCTATTTCCTCTTCCTCATCAAAGTCGGAAATATCCTCATCAGAGGAAACACTTATAGTATCTTCTAAGTTGTACAATAAATCGTCAATTTCAGATTGTTTTTCTTTAATATCGTTAATGATATCTTCAGGAGTCTTGATTTTTTTTCTAGCCATATAAACTCCTTTGTTATTAGGCATTAGTATTTATAAAAAAACGCTTGACATTTTTGAATAAATATTGTATATTATATACTATGAGAATAATATTATTTCTATTAATGTTTCTACCTACTTTAGCGCTGGCGAAGGACGTAGAAATGAAAAAGTATGACTACAAAGTAACAAGAGTATTAGATGGTGATACTGTAGGTTTTGAAGCAAAGTTTTTACCAGATCCACTTAAAAAAGAATTACTGATTCGTGTCTATGGTGTTGATACACCAGAAAAAGGATTCCGTGCTAAATGTGAATCTGAAAATACAAAAGGTCTTGCCGCTACAGAATTTACAAAAAAGTCCGTTGCATCTGCTAAAAAGATAGAAGTTGCAATTGCTAATTGGGATAAATTTGGTGGTCGTGTATTAGGTGATGTTATCTTAGATGGTCAAAGTCTAAGATCATTATTAATTAAAAATGGTTACGCTAGAGAATACTATGGCGAAGCTAAACAATCATGGTGTAATTAGTATGTCAACTTTTTATATTATAATGATAGTGCTTGTTGTGGTGATAGCATCATCTTATTATTCAATGAGGTAATATGTTAGAATTAATATTAAGTACATTATTCTTAGTGGCCGTGATTTCTGTAATTGGTCTTTGGGTATTAATCTTTAAAGATATACTTCGTAAATGAAGAACATACGTATTATTGAAAAGAATATAGACGTATCTAAAATACGTGAACAGTTGGAACAATATCCTGAAGATTGGGGTAATGTAGGCCGTATGAAAGGTGTTGATCGTCAAGATCCTCATACTAAGATTGTTAAATCAGGCGTACTTCAATTAGTTATGGGTGGTGTTTCTAAACCTGATGAATTTATAGGTGATACAGAAATTTGTGTACCAACAGAGGCAACAACTAGACACACAGCCATTCAACAATGGATAGCCTCAAAATCGTTAAGAGTAGGTCGTTGTGCATTTTTAAATACACCGCCAGGCGAAATTACAGGTAAACATATTGATCAAGGTAAATACTATTATACAAAAGATCGTTATCATTTAGCAATTAAAGGTATATATCGCTACACAGTTTGGGACGATGGCGATGACGATAATACAAAAGAGGTAATTGTAGTAGAACCAGGAACTTTCTTTTGGTTTGATAATAAGAAAAACCACATGGCTGAAAATATAGGGCCAGCAGAACGTATTGCTTTTATCTTTGACGTGCCTATGTCGCCAAACAATCCCTAAGAAAAAGACTCACCACATCCACAAGTAGATGTAGCATTTGGATTATTAATTTCTAAACTAGAACCAGATATACTTTCAACATAATCAATGTTCATGCCTATTAATTTAAATGCACTGTAACGATCAATCACCAAAGAATATCCTTCATCTAAATGAATATATGTATCTTTACTGTCTAAATCTACCTCATCTGGATAAGACCAATCATATTTAAAACCTGCACAACCACCACCTTTGGCTTGTAGAAATACATATCTTTTACCTGATTTGGCCATAATACCAATAAGATAGTCTTTTGCCTTGTCCGTTAATGTAATGATATCTGCCATATACTACTATTTAGATATAAACCTGGAACACGTAAAATATACCAGGAAATTTTCCGCCACTAAAGATACTATCAACATTTTAACAGATCCTGGAACCTCCGAGGTTTCCTATAGGAATATCATAGAGGCCTGCTTTAGAATAAAGGCCTGTCTTAGTTGTAGTATACCATTATGAGTCTTTATAGATTAGACTTTTGCTCCAGCTACTGCTGGCCGTCATTATGGGTTAAGATCAATTGTCTCACCTGTGATGACCACAGTGCCTGATGTGTTTAATATAGAACCACCATCTACTCTTTGATTAAACTCACCTGCTACTGTAACTGTCATATTACCGCCAACCTTTAGATTGTAATCGCCGCCTGCATTTACATTTACTTTGCCTTGGCCAGTTACAAGGTTTATATCACCTGTTTCTACAATTATATTAATAGAGGCATTTGGCCCAATGTGTATATCGTAGTGGTTATTGGTCTCGCCTGATTTGTTAATGAATAACTTATGGTGGCCATCTATAGTGGTATTAGAGTCGCCTGTGATATAATGGTTAGACTGGCCATTGTTGATTGTTGTTATATTCTTGGTAATGGTGGTCTGGTCGCCATTGGGGTGAATCTCTGTACCTGTACCGGACATGTGGCGAAGGTGTATTCTCTCGTTGTCCTTTGTATCATCAAACTCTATGATATGGCCAGATTCACTTTCATATACATGATTGTATGGATAAACGGCCGCATAAGGCAACTCAGGTTGACTCCATGTAGTTCCGTCCGATGCTGATATAACCGATCCGTCCGCTGCTGTATAAGGATTGAAGTCCGCCGTTGGTACACCTAACGTTCTGGCCTGTTCTCTGATGGCCAGACTAGGATGTGGTTTTAAAGGATCATGTACGGCCAGACGATTGACATCAGGCTCATTTACATATTTGGGTAATAAACCTCTTGGGTCATTAAAACCCTTAGAAGGTTCACAGGGCTCGGTTGGCCTACCTGGTAAACTACCTAATATAACTGGCTCTTGGCATCTCAACCCATCACGAAAATACCCAAACACCCAACTCCCTTCGAGTAGTCCGGTCGCCGAATTTCCTATACCACTTACGCCGCTGGCCGTTACTGGCAACATCACTAAGGCCCATGGTAAATCGGCCGTAGGTAATATTAACTTGTCTGTTGTATGCTGGCCAACTATTCTTACACGAACACGGCCTGCTTTCAGAGGATCTTGTCTATCCTCTACAACGCCAGAGAACCAGTAAAACCCTCCTAGTCCCATAAAGTTTTCGTTATACATAATGGCCTTTCGTTAGCTCGCCTGATAATAACACTTCAACACACGTCATTTTTACCTATTTCTCCGTTTCTACGCAGGCCATCTGGCCACCATATAAAACACACAAAACGCAATGGCACCGTAATAAACCCATATACAATTAGACAAGGAGTGCGCTAGCACGACTTTATCTTTCAGGTTCATTAACCATTCAATTACTTTACTCATCTCTTTGGCCTCCTCTGATACCATTAGAATATAATCTTAATATAATATCTTACATAACCTATCGGAGATATAATATTGCATATTCTTATGGTTTCTATATTCATTTGCATATTATACTCACTTGTTTCATAAGTTATCTTTAATATTTAGTGGGCCATTCTCTCGTCTTATGTAAGGTGGCCATTGATATGGCCTTTCTACATAGCCCTAAAAAATTTCGGTCTCGGAGCGGTCGGACTCTGAGATTCTTTCAGCCTAACTAAAAATACCATCTAAAGAATTTGTATAAATTCTGTCTAGTTCGTATATATCTATTACGCCTCTACGTTCTTTTTCTTTACCTATAAATGTATCTACGTTTTCTTCAGGATAAGGTCTTCGGACGCTGTCTTTCATACACTCTAAGACCATTATGTGTTTATTCATTCTACGATTTAATTGGTGGCGTATAGAAGTAACCAGATATCTTCCTGATACGTATGGATCTCTGTCTAATGCCTCGGCCTCGCCTACTGGTTGATAAGAAGGCATTTCAAAAGTAATAAGATCACCTGCCTGTAAACCTGTAAATCCTGGCACAGTAAGTTCTAATTTAAATGATGTAAAGGCCAGTCTTTGCGATAGGCGCCTTTGTAATATCTCTTTCTGTGGTGCAATCTCTATTGGCGTGTTATTTGTATAATGTGTTTGTGATGTTTGCGGCCATAGATATAATGTGGGTTCTGGAAAGTCTGATAAAAATGCGCCTTCTCTTTTGTGTAATGGTAATATACTTGTGTTGTCTGTTTTTGTACCATCTGGCCCATTTTCGGTGTGTATAAAGTTTTCGTATTCTACATTATAATCAAAAACTGTTTCTTCTATGGTTTTATTTAATTGATCATGTGTAATAAGTTTAGATGCAAATACACCATTTCTTAAATTCTTTAATGTGTCAAATTGATCTGTGATTGTGTATTTCATGGCAATCTGCATTTCGTTTTTAATATCTTTATTACCGCCGTCTCTTATATTGGCAGGTTTAGGTCTAAAAGTGGCCAATGCAGGTCTGGCTGTATTGGCCTCTACGGCTAACATACTTTCTAACGAACGGAAATTAAAACCATCTCCTGTTTCATAAAAGTAATAACCTGAATTGTAATATTTTTCACTTCTTGTTTGAAGTGCCAATGTATCAATGGCATCAAAAGGTCTTATTCGTGTAAATATGTGTTTATGTAAACCAATTGATGGTTCAATATAAATGTTCTTTGCTGAATTTAAAAAATCAGGATTTCTGGTGATATTGGCAACCATATTGGCGTAAGTATCGGTTTGTGCATTAGATACAACAACTAATTCGTTTTGTAACATTTCTTTACTGCAAAAATGCAATAGATACATTTGTGCTCTAGGATTTACCTGTTGTCTTTTGCTTATTTTGTAAACATACATTGGATTGCCATTTGCAACACTAAAATCGTAACCTTTAGATAATGAAGGCGTAAAGAATTTGAATTCCAATCTTTCGTGGCCTGTAAGAGGTAATGTACCTACTACGTTCTGACTATCAACGATTAATAGGTTGCCAGATAAAGTTTTATTGTGTATGCTTTCATAGATGTTCATATCTACAACAAGTGTTTCAATACTTACTTTAAATGGTTCTGAACTTCTATCTTCGCTTTGATAAGATATTAAATTGATGTCGGATAATTTATAATCGCCGGGTCTGTTTATTTCACCAACGTCAAGTGTATCATATATGTTCATTTTATTTTGCCATTAAGTTTTCAAATTCTTCTAAAAAAGCAGGTAAATATGTTGTATTTAATAATTTGATTTGTCTTTTTTGATCCTGTATTCTCTGTTCATATTCTCTATTAGATACTGATACAGCATTTGGCGTATCACTGTTAACTTCTATTAAATATGAATAATCACTTGGGCCTTCACTTGTTGTTTTGCCACTTGATTGTTGAATTTCATAATGATGTATGCCGTCTGGATTTGTATATTTTTCTGTTAAATAGTTTTCAAATTCATTTGTTGTTAAAGGCCACCCATAATATCTATCTGTTATGTCATTTGTTAACAATATAACCCAATGAAGTGAAGTACTACCAAAATGTTTATATGCAGTCATTTCAGGTGTTTCTCCTTCAGGCACGTCATACAAATCATATAAACTTGCTTGATTTAAAATTTTTGATCTAACTTTGATTCTACGCATTAAATCGGTAACTAATTTTGTATTGCCATCACCTTTTAAATCGTATAGGCCTTTTGGAAAATAAGAAAAATACATTTTACATTCCGTCTGCTATTGTTTTTTTGGTCATTATCTCTGTTTCAGCAAAAGTTAATGTCATTTTAGTATAGATAGGGGCAGCACCAAATTCATCTGCTACAAACGTACTAAACACTCCTTCATCGCCATGTTGTAAATCTAAACTTTTTAACACACAACGGCTAATCTTAGGAATATATGAGTTTTGGTTTTCCATATACATGTAAGTCATTTGAAATTCTGATGGTACTATAAAATCATTTCCCCAACCTAATTCTGGGTGCATGTGAAATTTAAATAAATTAATTATTTGTTGTGCGCTTTTCAATTCTCTTTTATTTTTAGGTGCAAATTCGAAGGTAAATGTAAATTCTCTCATAGGCACACCTCTGAAAGTCATTTCTAAATTATTATTAAATGCTCTGCCTGTATTTTTTTGCAATACTGCTTTTAAATCACCACCACCCGGTATTATGGCTAAACCCATAGCTGCTACTTCAGTAGCAAATTGTAAGCCTGTTTCTTTTAATCTACCTGCTAATTCTCCTGTTGAAGTAAGAACTCCACCACCTATAAAACCCGCTAAATTACCTAACATACCTGTTTCTGCACCTTCGTGATCTACTTTATAACTTGTTTTTAATCCTGGTGGTGTATAAAGTACGACTGTATCTGTTACAAAATTATGTGTATGTTTACCAAATTTGTTTATGCCTGAAGATAATTGTGTAATTCTACTTTCGCCTGTTTTTAATTTTGCAACTCTACTTGAAAATCCTTTTTGCGAACCTGCTTGATCTGATGTATCATAACCAAAATTATTGATGACACCATTTTTATTAGGATTAATTTTAGTATTATTAAATTTTGTATTTTGATATGTAGTTTTGTCGTTTACAATGATATCAAACAACATGTAATGGCCTGTTCCTAAATTTTGTACATTTTCAGGATACCATACTGTGCCATATTCGTATGGATTTTGTTTCATGTGAGAAGTAGGACTTGTGTCGTTTAATTCTAATGGAGATTTGTTTAATATTTTAGCCGCAGCCGCATTTGTCTGTACGCTATTTTTACCTTTATCTAATACAGCACCAACAATACCACCTACAACACCTACTAAACCACCACCTGTAAGATTACCTAAATTGTTTTGTACTATATTAGCGACTTTTCCTAAGCCCATAAATACCTTTATGATTAATAGTAATATTTATATGTGATATGACAAAGAGTTATAAAGGAATATATAAACCAATACACCCTAAAAAATACGTTGGTGATCCTAATAGAATAGTATATCGTTCACTATTAGAGAGACGCATGATGGTTTATTTGGATAAAAATGATCATGTAGAATTTTGGGCAAGTGAAGAAATGCCTATTACATATAGATCACCTATTGATTATCGTATTCATAGATACTTTCCAGATTTCATTTTTAAGTTAAAAAATGGTAAAAAATATATGGTAGAAATTAAACCATATAAACAATGTTTCCCACCAAAAGCACCTAAAAAACAAACCAAATACTTTGTACGTGAACAATTAGAATATCTTAAAAATCAAGCTAAATGGACTGCAGCCAAAACATATTGCGAAGGACAAGGTTTGGAGTTTAAAATATTCACTGAAAAAGATATAGGTGTCTATAACTAACATAAATATAGTAAATGGCAAATATATTAGACAACCTTGTTAAAAAACAAGGAGATACAACAAAATCAGCAACATGGTATAAAGAAGCTATATCTTCTGTAGCAGATAGAATAACTGCTAACAAACTGATGAGTCAAGGCAAATTAACAGCAAGACCAAATATTGGTTTATTGAATTTATTTTTTTATGATCCAAAATATAAAAAAACTTTGCCTTTTTATGATACTTTTCCATTAGTATTGCCTTTAGAAGTAATACCAGGAGGGTTTAGTGGATTAAATTTTCACTATTTACCACCTGTACTAAGATTAAGGTTATTAGAAAATATGCAACGTTGGGCTACAAACAATAAATTAGATTCAACTACAAGATTAGATGTTAGTTGGCGTAGAGTTAAATCTATACCATTAGTTAAACCAACTATTAAAAAATATTTGTATAAACATGTTAGATCAAGATTTTTAAAAATAGATTTAACACAGGCCGCTATTGCATGTTATTTACCTGTACAACAATTTCAAGGTGCAACTGATACTCGTGTATATAGTTCATCAAGGAGTATGATCTAATGGCAATTTTAAGAGGTGGTGTTCGTATTGGTGGTTTTGATATAAGATTAGGATTACCACGTGATCGTTCACTTGATAATGTGGAAAATGATCCACGCTTTAGACAAAAACCAGGTGGAAATCCTGAAACTACTATTGGCCGCTTTCAATCATATGTTAATGAAGCGGAAGGTTTTGCTCGTAAGGCAAGATTTTATGTTGAGTTTAATTTACCAAAAAGTGGTGGTGCTGGTTTAACAGGATTAGATGACCCAACACAACAAGGTATATCAGGCGATAACTACGAACAACTAACTACATTCAAATCTGCTGGTGATATGCAGGCAGTTCAAAAAGCAAATCAAAGGAGAGTTCAAGCATTTTGTTCTGCTATTGCTATGCCTGATAGAGATATACAAACAAAAGAAATTAGACATCATGGGCCAGCATATAAAATTGCTTTTGATCATAAATCTGCTGATATTCAAGCAACATTTTATACAGATAAATTTTTAAGAGAAAGATCGTATTTTGAATTATGGCAATCAGCTGTATATAGCAATCAATCTAATAATTATAATTTTTACGATAATTACGTATCAGATGTAAATATTTACCAATTAGGTCAATTTGCTAGTCGTAATGAAAGAGATGATATAACTTATGCCGTTCAATTATATGATGTATTCCCTAAAATTATAGGGCCTGTTGAATATAATTACGAAGCTAATGCTGTTCAAACATTTAATGTAACATTTACATTTAGATATTGGGTTAACTATTTCTTAGATAAGGCAGGCAATATAGAAGTTGGATCGCCTGCATTTAGAGATGTTACAGTTAAAAGTGGATATGGTGCTTTTGGAGGCCTTCTAAATAAATTACCACCAGAATTAAGACGTGCTGGTATAGATGTATTAGAAGGATTAAAAAGACGTATTCCAATTGGGGGTATTACAGGTGGTAGAGTATTCCCTCCATTCGGTAATTTACCACCACTTAATTTATAATATAAAAGGAGTTAATTATGGCGTTACCAAAGATTGATGTGCCTACGTATGAATTGACGTTACCATCAGAAAATAAAAAAATCAAGTACAGACCATTTCTAGTAAAAGAAGAAAAGGTGTTGTTTATTGCTTTAGAAACAGGTGATAATCAGCAAATGATTAATGCTTTAAAAGATATAGTAAATGCTTGTACTTTCAATTCTTTAAATGTAGATTCTTTGCCTATATTTGATTTAGAATATATATTTTTAAATGTAAGAGCAAAATCTGTATCAGAAATAGCAAAATTTAGGACAATATGTCCTGATGATGGTGTTACTTATGTTGAAACAGAAGTTGATTTAACTAAAGTTGAAGTTCAGGTTGATGATGATCATACAAATAAAATAATAATAGATCCTAAAAAGAATTTAGGTTTAGTATTAAGATATCCTACGCTGAAAAATTATGAAGTGGGCAAGAATATAAACAATGTACAAATAGAAAGTATATTTAATATACTAATAGATTGTATAGATCATATTTTTGAAGGTGATAAAATATATCCAGCAAAAGATACAACTAAAGAAGAATTAAGAGAATTTGTAGAATCTTTACCACAAGAAGCCTTTGTTAAGATTAGATCATTTTTTGATACAATGCCTAGACTTAAACATGAAGTTGAAATAACTAATCCTAAAACAGGTGTTAAAAGTAAAGTAACATTAACTGGAATTGCAGATTTTTTCGAATTGGCCTCGCCCACAGCAGCCTAGAGGCCTACTTCGAAACTAACTTTGCATTAATGAATCATCATAAATATTCATTAACTGAGATTGAAAATATGTTACCATGGGAGCGTGATATTTACGTATCACTATTGGTGGCCTATATTAAAGAAGAAAACGAAAAAAGACAAAGGGAGAGTCAATGAGTTTAGAAAATAAAGAAACAAGTTTTAATACTAAATGGCGTCCAGCAATGGGTTGGTTATATCTTGCTGTATGTGCATTTGATTTTGTAATATTTCCAATTCTATGGAATTTAGCACAAGCAACATATTTAAAACAAATTGTGTTTACACAATGGAATCCATTAACGTTGCAAGGTGCTGGATTCTTTCATATTTGCATGGGTGCCGTATTAGGTATATCTGCTTACGGTAGAACACAAGAAAAAATTGAAACTAAAAAACTAGAAGCTAAAAAAGAAGAACAAATAGGTTAACAACTAGATGGCTAAAGATTTTATAGACGATTCAGATTATTTGGCAATAGGTAAAAGGCCTGAAGAAGTAGGTATGGGTAGAGGCGATTTATTGAAAAAAGCAGGTCTATTAAGATCAGTTAAAGAATATGCCGAACAATCTGGTGGTACAATAGGGTCTGAAACTCTTACAAAGGCCATTAGAAGTATTACTCAAACAATCGTAGATAAAGTTCAAACAACAATAGTATCAAGCACTAAAGCAATTGTTCCTTCAATTGAAAGTGAATTATTTAAAATAGGTGAATTATTAAAATCTTCTAAAGAAGATGATCAATCTAGAGCTTTAGATATGATTGAAACTTTACAACAAAGATTTGGTATAAATCTTAAAAATTTTAGTAAAGAATTATCAGTAAATCTTGATAAGTTAATAAGAATTACTAATGATAGAAAAGAACAACGCAACCAAGAAAAAGAAATTTTAAAAGAAAAAATTGTTGAATCTCTTAAACAACAAGAAATATTAAGACAACAAGGCATATTAACTTTTATTAATAGAGAAACTGGTAAATTACAAATCAAATCATTTAAAGATGAAAAATTAGAAAAAGAAAAACTATTATTAAAAGAAAAACAAATTAATGAATATAAAAAGAAAATAATTGAAGAAGAAAAAGCACTTAGAAGAGGTGAATTATCACCTCAACAAGGTGAACAGTTAGCTAAAAATAGAGTAAGATTATCTAAACTTGAATCTGGTTTAGAAAAAAGAAAATCTGCAATGGGTGTTACACCTGAAAATAAAATGCAAACAACTGGCCCAATAGGAGAAACTATTGGTTCTGTTTTTAGTACAATGAAACAGGGTTTAATGCAGCCTGTAGAAATGTTTAGATACTTTAAAGGTATGGGTCAGGAAATATTAAGTATAACAAATAAATTTACAGGTTTAAACAAAGTACTTAATTTATTTACTAGTGGAATGAAATTTTTAGGTAATGGTATGAAAAGTATTGGTGGTTCTATTGGTAATTTATTAGGATTTGGTGGCAGAGGTGGTGTGGGTAGTGCAGCTGCAGGTGTTGCTAGAGGTGCTGGTTCGGCGATTGGTGGTTTAGGTGCATTAGCAAGTCCAGGAATATTAGGTGCTATTGCTGGTATAGCAGGTGTTGGTGCTTTAGGTTTTGGTGCTAAAAAATTATATGATTATAATAAATCTAAAGATACTATACCTAAAATTGAAAAACAAAATTTTACAGATATGTATTCTCCTGATACAACAACCACTCCATCAAAAAATATTATTCCATTAATGGAAAGAAATAAATTACAAGAATCTTTAATTAATGGTAGTAAAGATTATATGAAACAACCAACATCTAATAATAACACTTTAATTGCACCTAACAATACAGTATCAAACGTCAATCAATCTAGTCCTACAGTGATGAATATGGAAGTTTCTAATTTTGATCGTACATTTATTAATTTAAACGCACCATCAGTATCGGTTTAAATGGTGGCCATTTCTGGCCACCATCAAAGTATTAGTAGAGAGAGATTTTACTCGTCATCTGCCAATTTACTAAAGTAAGATAACGTATCGTCATCATCAACAGCAGATTGAGTAGTTTTACCATTACTTTTTACTGAACCATTGGATTTAACCGGAGGGAGTTCGGCGCTTTCAATAGTTGCAGCACTTCTAGTTCCCGTAATTACCCTATTCAGTTTCTCTTTGAGTTCATCATAGGTCTTAAAATTACTAGGGGCCAAGAAAGGCATTAGAGGGTACTGTTTAGACCAGATTGCTTTAATCTTCTCATCATTATCAGCAACTGCCTTAACAGGCTCAAATTCAGATTTGTCATAGTTCCAATAACCATCAACTTTTCTGATTTTCAGTTTAAAGTTTGCACCTTTCCAAAAATCAAATGGATTAATTGGCTGTTCATCTTCAAATGCTGGTTGCATTGCTTCGGTAATCTTATCAAATATTTTTTTACCATATTTGAATATAAATGTTTTACCTTCATTTTCTGGATGAGCAGGATCACTAACAACCAATATATTAGAGTAGTAAGATAATTTTCTTTTTCTTTTTCTTGCTATCTCTTTATCAGATTCAACACCTGAATTCCATAGTCTAGTATTTTCTTCACTAACAGGATCTTTTTGATTTAAAGTTGTTAATGAGTTTTCAATATACCAACCACCTTTATCTTGAAAGGCATGAGACCAAACTCTTACCCATGGCATTTCTTCTTTTTCAGAAGCAGGTAAGAAACGAATAACGGCATAACCACTACCAGTTTTATCTAGTTCTGGTTTCCATATTCTATCGTCTGTATATTTGTCTTTTGATGTTTTATTAATATCCTCAGGATTGAGGTTAGCTTCTAATGCTTTGGTAAGTTTATCAAAGTTAGAGTGGCTTGTTTTTAATGTATTAAAGTCCATTGTATTCTCCGTATGTTTGTATTTGTGTTAGCTGTATAATCGCTATCATTATTATTTATATGACTTTTTGTTCTTAGATGCCCATTCCTTAACCGTCATACTACCTTTAAGATTAGGCGTTCTTGCTTTTTTTCTTAAATTGGTCAATGTACCAATTAAATAATCTAATATTCTAATATACATATTTTCAATATATCACGATTTAAGTATTTTGTCAAGCTGACTATAATCAATATACTTCAAATTTTTTACAGTATGCCATTCATTAATTCTTTGATTAACTTTATCAACACCATCTACTTCTTTATTTACTTTATAGAATGATATATCAGGATTTGTAATAAACAAATCTTTCCATTGTACTATCCAATTAATTGCTGGTGTTTCTTGATGTTCAGGTATAACATAGTGTTTTGTTCCTTTATAAAGATTATTTACAAGGTTATTATTACTTACTAAATCGTGTCCTATTAAATAAACATTTTTAGGTTTTTCATTTTTAACTGCAATGTAACCAGAAGTAGGACCAGCCGCCCATCCTAAATCTCTATTTCCAGGCATTACATCATTTATATTATGAGCCTTATCATTTTCTTTAACCCAACTAATACACAATTGATTTGAATTTATATTTTTTTGAAATTTAGATTTATCTTTATTTAATATTGTTACAAGACCTGATAAATTGGCACCGTGCATAACAAATTCTTTTTCATCTGTTTTTGCATTTTCATTTTTAACATGCCATTTATTTATTTCATCTATATCTATTTTAGAAAGGCCAGCATAAACTAAACTCTCATACATAAAATCTGGACATCTAGTCCAATCTCTAAACCAAGTTTCATTATCATAACAGTAACCACTATGATATATCTCGTGCATTATACCATGATCAACTGATATTAGTACATCTGGTTTATATTCTCTGTAAAGAGCATTGCAACCATAAACTTTGCCGTAAGTTTTTAATGTGTCTAAATTAAAACCTTTTCTACTTTCACCATTACCTATTAAAAATATATTAGACATGTTTTAACCAATTATATAATGCTATACTTGCAATTACTATAAAAACTGTTTGTTGTGTTAATCTTGCAAAATCTTTTTCTTTATAAGCAACATAACCCCATATAATTACAGATAATATTAAAAATATCCATGCAATCCATTGTAATGAAACGATAGCTGTGGCCTGTATTATAGAAGCTGTAATATTAAGTGATGCTCCTGTCCATTTTATTTTATTCATTTTACAAATATTTCTTTCAGTATCAATTTTACTGTCGTAAGATTATATTTAACAAAAGGTGTATATTTCTTTATTCTTTTTGAATGAATAGGCCAAACCACCTTTTCAGTAATTTCTTTATCCCAACGTTTACTAAATCCTAAAATCTCATTAAAGACTATTGCACTTTCGTAGGATATATTTTTTGATAAAACCAACTGAAAAAATCTAGGATGCTGCCCACCAAAAGAGTTAAAACCATCATCAAAAGAAAGGTGCTTATTAGTAAAGTCATTGATAATATATAAGCAATCACTTCTAAAATGGTAATCAAAGGCTTCATTACGTTTTTTCCAATCAAGGTACACATCTTGTCCATCATTTCTTGTAAGGTCTCCTATCCACTTGTTACTATCAGATAAAAAATTAGCGACAAAAAAGCATAATATATCATCTTTATTATATTTGGTTCCAAGTTTATGAAAAAAATATCTAGCATTGTTCTTGGTAAAAGTTTCTAGTTTACAATTAACCTTTCCTTCATATTTATGGTAATCATAACTATCCGTTGTAAAGTGTAATTTAACTGCAAGATATATTTTATATACATCAAATCCATTGACCATGATTACACTGGCAACTGTCCAGTTTTAGGAATATAATTTAAATTTTGAGCTTCTACTGTTATTTTATCTTTTAATGCTTTTGTTAATAAAGATGCAACTGTAGAAGGATCTATATCGTTTTCTTCACAATATAAAATTACAGCATCCATGTGAGAAATGCCTTTTTTTTCTTTTACTAACTGTTCTATCTTTAAAGAAAATTCTTTTGAGTTCATTATATAATTATATCATATATTATAAAGAATGTCAAGTAAATTCTTTAGAACCAAGAAGTGATGAACAATAATACAAAAAGTATTATCATCATTAACATAAACTTAAATGCTATCTTTTCTTTACGATCAATTTCTGGTGATGCTTTTAACAATGTAAATTGTGTATTATCGGAACGTATAACACCTATAATTGCTAATGCTAATAGTATTAATATAGTAGTAACAATAATTGTTTTTATCATAATTATATTTAGTTCTTTTTAAATAATAGGTAGTGTTTTTTTTTAAGTTTATCTTTCAAATAATTTATAAAAGATTGACCTGGTAAAAGATGGCCAGGTTTCTTATCAACTTGACCACCTTTTTTACTATCAGATAACCATTTGTTTTCGCAAGGGTTATATGGAAACATATTACTTACCGTTCTTTAAATTTGGGTAAAATGCTTTTACTGTATTTTGATATGCTTCAGCATAAGGTTTTACCAACTCTTGTACTTTTTCTAGATTTTCTTGTGCTTGTTTCATTACATCACCATTTGTAACAAAATCATTAAATTGTTTTGCAATATTAATAATGTCTGTTGCTTGAAGTGTTGGTACTTTAAACTCTTGCACTACTTGGTCGCCGTCTTTTTTAATTTTATATTCAAAACTAGTTACTTGAGCTTGAAAATTAAAATCAACGATTTGTTTTGCTAGACCTAATAGGTCTGATCGGATTTCATATCCGTTTTTTGATGTTGTTGCCATTTTTTTCTCCTTTGTGTGTGTGTTAATAGCATTTCTATTTATACATCTGGAGGGTTTAACCCCTCCAGATTTTTAATTAACTACTTCTTCTTTTCGTCTTTTTTAGCTGGCTCAGCAGGTTTTGCTGGGGCAACTTGTTGTGTTGCAGCTGGTTTAGTAGGCGTTACATCAACCTTTTTAGAAGGTTTAAATGCAATATAACCTAATACTAAAACTACCACAACAGCAGCAGCGATAATTAGATTTCTTGTAGTAAACATTATTTACTCCTTGTTTAGTTAATAATTATATTATACACAAAATGGAGTATTTGTCAACCAGTTATATTACTTTGGGACTTCTAGTAATGTGGCCTAGTACGGTGCCTTTATGTTCGCCTTCTTTTATTGTGTAACCAGAAGTACCATTACCATTAATTTCAACTTCTTTTCTATTCTTCAATAGAATATCATTCTTTTTTTGCACCTGTTTATCAGCGTGATTTTTAGCTATTAAATCTTTTAATCTTTCTATCATAATATTATTTATATGTAATTTTAACATATGAGGTATGTTATTTTTGCATACCTCATCAATGTTATTTGCCACCCCAAACTGTACCTGCTGGATTGGCTACTGGATTGCCTACTGAATTACCATATTCTGTCCAAGAACCATCATAGTTTCTCACTTCATAACCTAATATTTTTTTAAGTGCAAACCAAGTATGACTTGATCTTTCGCCTATTCTGCAATATGTGATAATAGTTTTCTTTTCATCAACACCTACATCACCATATATTTTTTTAAGTTCTTCTTTAGACTTAAAAGTTCCATCTGGTGCAACTGCTGATGCCCAAGGAACATTGACCGCACCTGGAATATGACCAGCTCTAATTGCTAACTCTTGAACTCCTGGTGGTGCAAAAATTTTACCACTATATTCATCAGGTGATCTAATGTCAACTAAAATCGTATTAGATTTTTTATTGGCAACTTCTACAACATCTGTTAGTCTTGCTCTTAAAGTATTATTAGCATTTGACAACAAAATGTTACCTGTTTTAACTGATGTAGCAACTGGCGTCAATGGTCTTTTTTCTGATTCCCATTTTTTTCTACCACCATCTAGTAACTTAACATTTTTTATTCCATATACATCAAATACCCAAGCACCCCAAGCAGCAAACCAGTTATTGTTATCTCCATAAATAACGATAGTACTATCGTTGTTAATACCTAGTGCTTGTAATGTTTTTTGTAAATTTTCTTTACTAGCAATATCTCTTTTTATAGGATCAACTAAGTCTGTGTGCCATTTTATATTTACAGCACCTTGTATATGACCTCTTTCATAAACACCAGTATCTGTACTTACTTCAACAATACGAAGTTTAGGGTTGTTTAAATTTTTTTCTAACCAATCAGTAGTTACTAAAAATTCATTAGAGTATGCCACTGTAGTTATAAAAAATGTCCAAATCAGGACTATTGTTTTAATTATATTCATTTTTTTCTCCTTTATAATAATATATAGTATAATTTTCTGTGAAAGTCAAGTTAAATAGAAAAATAAGTTAAAAATAAGATTTTTTTTTTAAATTTTAAAAAATTATTCTATTTTGCAAAAATTTATTAAAATAATTTACTACTAGGATTTTTGTTTATTATTAAAATGTGTGTAAAAGTTTTGTACTGATTCTATAAGTTTCTTTTCATAGTCTGCTTTATTTTTAATAAAGCACTGAGCTATACCATCTTCACAGGCCAATATAACTACTAATTGATCTATTTTTTCGCCATATAATTCTTCATACATCATGGCATAGGCTGTAGTTTGTAAGAAGTAATTTTCTATCCAACCTTCTTCTCTTTCTTTATTAGCCGACTTGAAATCTATTACAGATAATTTACCATTATATTCAGCAATACAGTCCACCTGTCCAGCAAGTGTTAACTTTTTACTGTACATAATAGTTTCTAACATTTTTATATTATCAATTTGATCTACATAAGGTCTTATAAGTTTAAATAAACCTAATGGTAATACATCTCTGATTGATGGTGTTAAATTTTGTAAATATTGTTCAACTAATGTGTGCATTGCTTTACCACGTCTAGCAGCTCTACCCATTTCCCAATTGGCAACAGATTCGCCAACTTTATTTCTCCATTCTTGTAATGAATCTTTTTTAAGTAATGATAATACGGAAGTTACTGATGGATATGATTTACCATCAATTTCGTAAAATCTTATACCATCTATATTTTTACCTTTGGTATCGGGTAAAACTTTAGGATCAACTTTAACAAATTTAAATTCTTTAGGCATATTCTAATAATATATCATAATATAGGTGGTTTGTCAAGCCTATATCATAGGTTCGTACTTAGTCTTACCGTTTTCTGTTATGGCTCTTAGATATTGTTTTCTATTCAATCCTTCACCTTTATAAGAACAGTGTACCCAACCGCTATTAGGATCTTCTGGTTTCCAAAATTCTAATATTAATTGATCATAATCAAGGTTTTGATGAATCCAATCGCTTAAATCTTTATTAGCAATACCACCAATTTCAAAGTCTGCAGCTTGACCTTTAGTGTGTTGGCTGGTTGTTGTACTTCCTATCTTTACACAAAGCTCTGGCGATCTATAACCTGAAGTTATAATTAAAGGTTTACCAAAATTATCTCTAACTGGTTGAAGTATATGTGTTGCCAATTTTTGTAAATTTTCTAAAGCTTCTTCAGTTGGTTCATTTGAAATGCCAAATCTTGTTGCTGATTCACTTTTAGTTAATTCTTTTAATGATACGTTTTCTGTTAAATTCATATTATCCTCTTGTTAATTTTATTATTTTTTCTATTTGAGCTTTAATAATTGGACCTCTATTAGGCCAATGTATATATGGTTCATCACTTTTACTAAGATTGTATAAAAAAGGTAGTATAACTTTTTCGATATCTTTAAATCTCTGTACTGTAGTGGCATCTGCAACTTCTTTAGAAACGGAATCTTTTTCATTTACAATTTCCATTATTTCATTTATCATAGACTTAATAGTAGATACATCAGATTTAATTTTAGATAATTCTACGTTATTAGTTTCTATAACTTTAGGATCAATAGAAGGTGTTTCTGTTGTGGGTTTATTTGATACTGGTGTAAAACCAAAATCTTCATCAAGATCAAAACCACGCATGTAATCTGGAATATTATTATCTACCATTTTTTTCTTTTCCTATGTTTATTTATTACTTCTTTTGTTTTAACTTCTTTAATAGATTTCTTTTTATATCTTTCAGCTAATGGTGATCCTGGGTGAGCTTCTGCTATTCTTTGTAAATTGTCTTGCCAACCACTATCTGTTTTATGAGTTAAACCCGATACACCACCTACAATATTTAGGGACGTAAATATTTGTCTAACATTTTTATTTTTTTTTAAATAAGTTTCTAGTTCTGAAATTGATAAATGTTCAGTATATTCTTCTCCTGTTTTAATATTTTCAAAACTGTATATTGGCATATTATTTTTTTATATTTATTTTAGGACAAAAAATAACTTTGCCTGTATTTTGGTTTGAATAATTTACGGCTAATTTGTTTGTTCTTTTATCAAATAAATAAGAATTTCTTTCTTCATCAATATAAGTACCATCAATGTATTTTTGTGTACAATAACAACAATTATAATCAATTTCTCGAATTATATGCGTTACTTTCGTATTGTCTTTTTCAAAAGATACTACTAAAGGTTTATCATTAGGTATAGTAATTTTATTTTCATTTATTAAATAGTTAGCATTAATAATTTTATTTTTTTCATAATTTTCAACAACTCTAACGCTTACAGTCATAGTTGTGGTTGACGTATTAGAATATGAAGAATTTATGAAGAATGTAAAAATTAAAAATATAAAAAATATTTTTTTCATTTTTCTATTCCCCATTTTATTTTTTGCCATAATCTATCATAACTATAATAGGTAAATGTTAATAAAAAATTAAAACCTATAGTAGGTATTATAGCATCATGCCATGATTGTCCTGTAATTATTAACAATAAATATGTTATAGTAAATATCCATATTCTATATATTAAAGCTTTAACAAAGGTTCTTTTTCTAGTAATTTTCATTAATTTATGGTTTGTTTATTGTTAGATTCTAATTCATCATAAGGTCTAATATTCTCTGCCGATTCTGGTATTGATTTTAACATTCTTAAAAAATCAGAATCATTTAAAGATGATTTATACAGCCTTAATGCTTGTGCTAATAGTGTTGCGGCAACTATTTGTGTTTGTTTTTTTTCAACCAATATTAAACGAGCAACTTCTTGAAATACTATATTATAAACTTCTTTTAATTCTTTATCATCTTTAGAAGGCATTTTCAATACCTTTTTTGTACCAGTTTGGCATTACTGCTGGATATTTCCAAGTAGCAAAATCTTTTTTCTTCATTATATAGTATTTTCTATAACTAGCTACTGAATCTCCTGGTACTTTACATTCATCTGGCATTGCTGGTGTAGGTTCTTTTTGATCTCTTACTGGCAATCTTCTGGGAGCATCTTTTAATATCTTACCTAGTTTTTGTATAGTCATGTGATCTTCTGATTTATTATATCTCAATTTAAATTGTGAGTGCAATGCCATCATGTGTCTATACAACCATATATAATTATGTAAATTATACATTACCCATTGTGTACTTGGATGTTTGATATGACTGGCTTTATATAAAATTTTATCTAAGTCTTTATCTGGATGTCGCCATCTTTTTATATTACGGCCATTTGCCGTTTTATCTGTAAATTCTTGGCCATCTAATACTCTATGTGCTGTTGATAGCATTTGTGCCGATTCTATAATCATTTTACATACGTGTTTATCACAAGACATTTCTGCCGCTTTTATAGGATCTTTATCTAAATAAAATATATTCATTAATGTATACCTTTTTTATATCTTTGACACAATTTTTTCCAAACGGTAAACCAAAAGTTTTTTGCCCATTTAGATTCTGCTTTTTCACAAGCTTTAAATGCGTTATCTATAAGTCTTTGTTGTAATTTATTTGTAAGATTCAACTTCATATACTTTCATTATATCATTTAATTTATTTCTTGTCAACATTAATTTGGTATTACTATTGCTTTTAAACCATTGATAATTTTATTAAAATCAGTTTTAGGTTCTGATTGTGTTGTTGTGTTTGTGGTTGTGCAAGCAACAATAATTAATAATAACAATATACTAACTATTTTTTTCATCTTTTCCTTTCTTTTCATTCCAATCATAAATTTGATCTAGTTTTATTTTTATTTCATCTGGACTTAATCCTTCAAGTTCTTTAGCACCTATTTCTTGTACAAATTTTTGATAATCTCTATCTCTTTCTTTTTGTGATTTATTTTTATCATTAATTTTTTCTAATATTTGTTTTAAAATTATATCTTTAATTGAAGATTTGTTTGTTTTTAATTCAGTTGAAGTAGAATTATTTGTATAATCATTAGTTTTTAAATCTTCGGGATAAGTAATTCTATATTCGTTTTTATAAGTTTGTTTATTATTTAATTCTTTATTTTTAAGAGAAGAATTAAAAGCAACTAACATTAATACAGCTAAAGGGTCAAATACCATAATTAAACATATAATAATAAATCTAACAGCTCTATCTAAATTACCATTATCACTATCACCAAATAAAATTTCGGCAACATATTTAAATGGCCCCACTTCCTTGTCTATAGATAACTGCTCTTTGTCGTATTTAAGTTTTTGATTTGATAATTCTGTAATCTTTTTAGATGAATTGGCAATAATATTATTGGCTTTATTTCTCTCGTTCTGTTGTTTTTGTCTTTCTACTAAACCTTTGTCAGCGTCTTTCTCTATGACCTTATCTAATGCTTTATCTAATTGATCTACAATTTTTTGAGCACCGTCAACTGTTTTTTTTTCTGATTCTATTTGTTTTTCAATATTCTTAACTAATAATCTATTACCAGTATTTGGTGCTGCTGTATCTAAATGTGCTTTAGATAAAAACCCAAATATGCCTATTGATGTAATGAACATAAGCATTAAAACAGCAGATGTCAAGTACATTCTTATTGAATTAGGTAGTTCTTTTAAATTCCAGTTACGATATAACCAAGATACTGTTACCAGTTTTGCAGCTTCTAGTGTAATACCCATTGTTACCACTGCCCAATATGCGCCGGCAAATAAAGATGCTAATCCTAATATTGAATAATAAGCACCTACAATAGATACTGCAATACCTGATAAGAATAATAGTGTGGTTAATATCATTTAATTATTTTTTGTTTTCAGAATCAAATTGTTCCAATGTCATTAATTTAGGTGCTTTTATATTTTTTGGGTTTTTAATACCTAAATTTTTTAACAATAGTTTTGTTTCATTTGCTGCTTTTTGCATAAAATGTGTGTGTGCCATTTGAGATACGGTCATATCATGTAAAAATTGCCTTACTTGTTCTTTTAAGTTTTTATCAATCCCATTTTTAAACCCCATAAAATAACTTAAACCTATTACAAGAGCTGCGCCACCAAAAAATAGTACTTCGTTCATTTTTTCTCCTTTTTTGTTTTTAATAATCTGCCGTAATTAGGCCATCCAAACTTATCATGTGATTCATCAACATATCGCCAACGTATTACACCTGTATCAGGATTTCTCTCGTATATTTTTGGTCTTTCTTTTGTCATCTTTTAATTACGATCTTTCCATCTTGTCTCAATTTCTTAATTATATTTATAACTTGTTGTTCATAATCTTTTGTAGTACTCCAACTATCAAGTCCACGTGCCAATTCTATACCATCAGGTTTCCCCCATAGTCTATTCTGTTTATCACGTATTTTCCTAAATTCAGAATATGCCTGTTTTGTATTTAAAATTTTAATGTAATCTCGGACAGAAGCACATTTACTATTATATGATTTAACTCTCCAAGATAATGTATCGTTATATCCTTGTGGTAAAATTCCTGCGTCTTTATTCCATACTCTTATTCCAAATAAATTGTTTCCTTCACGTGCAAATCTACTTAATCCAGCATTACTTTCAATTATGGCCTGAGCGATAATAAGTTCGTCAGGTATTTGTTCATTTTTATGAAGTTCTAAATTTAAATAAGCAATACATTTTTGCATAGTTTTGATAAAAATTTCATCACTATAAGTTTCTATTCTAGGTTCCATGAAACCAATTTCTTTGGCCCATTTTATAGTTTTGTCTATTGCCTTTTCCTCAACATTGTGTTGAGATATAAAGTTAGGATAAAACGTACCTATACCAAATCCTATTAAAGTAATACCAATAATAGACATTAATTGTCTAATATGATATTTAATTTTTCGTGGCCACTTATATTTAACGTGCCAATACCAAGGTCTAGGTTTCATATATGAATATAATTAAAATACTCTTTTACTTACAATATAAGAAAAGTAATGTTTTGGTTCGTTTAATTCACTAACTTGTGTATTAACGTCATTAATTTTAATTTTCTTTTGTAAAAAAATTAATCTATAATCGTTTAAGTATTTTTTCATATTATTAAATATTTCTTCTGATTCTTTATTAGAAAAATTATTTAAAACATCTTCTTGGAAATTACCCTCATAATAAACGATTTGATCTCCTCGTCTCCGATTTTCGGTAAAATCTTCTATTGCTTTAATAGAATTTTTAATAGATGATTTAAGGTATTCATCTTTGAACTTTTTTGTTATCACTTGTGTCATTATATATCCTTCGGTTGTTTATAATTTTAAACCAACATATTTTAGATTAGGTCTAAAACTATAAAATAGTTTGTTGTGGTTACCATTATCGTTTAACTGTGTAAACTGATAAAGGTGCACCATTTCATGGGCTAACGTCTCCAAGAAATCTTTTTTATTATCGTATTTTGTATCCATTTCCAATTTTAAAGTTCTTGTACCTTTTCTCTCATAATCAACTATAATAACTTGACCCATACATTTTTGTCTTTTTAATTCTTTAATTTCTATATCGTTAAAAGGTGATAATTTATTGTTAAATAGTCCCTCATTGAGTATTTTAAAATATTTTTTGATGTCTTTATATGTGGTAGAATATTTTTCTTTTGAAGATAACAATGGCATAAGTTTCTTTTTAATCGTTAAAACTTTCTTTTTAGTTACCTTTATCATACATTACTTACAATCGTCTTGTATCTTTGTATCCTTTAGTAAACTGCATTTATATGATTTATCTGCTTCAAGTCTTAATTCAGCGGCCGCTTTATCTAATATAGCAGGTAAATACTTCTGCAATATATTAATACTATCAATAGCGAACAAATGTGCTACTCGTGCCAATTCTTGTTCCATCAATTTAGAAGCATCAACTGGTTGGCCAGATACCTTTTGTGTTATCACGTGGCCTACAACAGCCGTATTATATTCACTAGCCTTAACCGATTTCATAAAAAGGGTTAAAAGGCCATACACTAGCAAACCTAGTATAGTAATGTAAATCAAAAACTTCTTCATAATATTTATCTTTCTATTGTTTTTGTAAATATGTTTTTTGTATAATGTTTTTAAGGTCTTTTAACATTTTTTTATATAAACTAGAAACAGTCGTAGAACATATACTATATCTATCTGCTATTTCTTTATTAGAAAGATTATGTAAAATTTTACTTTTTAAAATAAAAATATTTCTATCTAATATTTCTTGATTCGATATATAAGCTCTTTCAAAATTTCTTATAATAGCATATGAAAAGTCTAAATCTTTATACATTTTAGAAATAAAATGTTTTTTATATAATTTTACAATATTATCAAATGTAAATTTTTTATTATCTAAGTAATCATTCATTTCATTATATTCATTAGAATCATCAATTAAATAATCCTCAAAGTTATCTATATTGGTTATATATTTCATAGTGTTTCATTATATAGTTGTTAATATAGGTATAATATAACATGTAAATATGTTAATTACAAGCTTTATTTTTGTGTATGGAAAAGATATTTGTTTTTAATATCAATAGGTTACTAAGAGTGTTGCATTTTTACAACACTCTTTAGTGCTTAGTTTCTCATAAAATCATCATTCCAGTTAAAAGCTTCTTTTACACAGTTTTCTGTAAGGCCTTTATAAACTAGATTTAGATTTTTTTCTTTTATAGCAATTAATGCTAAAGCATCATCTTTATGTAATGCTTCCAACATTTGTATATAAAGAGTTTCTTTTTTTACTTTTGGTATATTACTTCCGCCTTTAATAAAAAGGTAAAGTTTTCTTGATTCATCTAATAAAGATGTGTGATCTGTTCCAGCTGGTGCCTCGTTAGCTATGTAAGGAGGTGTTCCTTCTGGTAAATCCCAAATAATTTTAGGATCAAAAGCAGCTTTTAATAACTGTCTTAAACCTTGACTGTCGTATTTT